ACGGCCACCTGCAAGACGGGGGTCACAGACTTTTCTCCAAGATTGGGGGGTCTGAACTACCTGTACCTTTGGATATGCTCAAGGACGGTGACACGTACTACTTCCAAAGGACATTCTATCTTTCATCGGGAGCAGCCCTGCTCGACGGACCCCCCTCTTCGTCGTTTTCCCAAACGATGCTGAAAAAGGATCTGCCGCATAAAGCAAAGATCTCCAAAGGGGCTGGAGGGAAGATTGAGTTCACGGACGACGGCTTTGCCCCGACCTACTACGTTCGAGTGAGGGCGGTTGATTCAAACGTAAACGATGGGGGACCACCGGATGGCGGCGGCTTCGATTCGGAGTTTCGCTATCGTTATATCTTCGACACCCGAAACGTGGATGCAGGGGGCATTGTTGCCCCGATCTTTCCAACCATCAATGGTGAATCCTTGGATGGTTCTTGTGCTGGCCGACCCTCTTCCATAAGTGAACTTGGTATCCCAGGAGACAATACAGCAGACGTACTAATGTCTATTAGGACGGCATTGGCAATCTTGATTCTGGCCCGTGTTGACATGAACTCTATTGACGAGCTTGATCCTGACCGAGCCCCCATTGACGAGACGTTCATCATGGGCACTTCTGCTTCTACGGCCACATTCCTTTCTATGCCGATGGATGCGAGGCTGACGACAGCAGGTCGTGCAACCGGATTGGAGTTTGCTCGCCCGTTGATTGAAGAGATGTTGGGTTCTGACCCCACCGCCTTCTACGACAAGACCTCTACGGATGCGGCGTTTGTGGACGATATCTCCAGCCGAGTCCAAATGATGGCAAAGAAGATCTATGGTCGCATGGGAAATCTTGGGGACGCATTAGAAGAGATGCTTGCCGAAGAGACTGAACACTTGCGAACTGTGAAGTGGGACGATCTTTGGCCTGACGCTGGCAGTTATGCCGCAGGCAATAGGACGATCCTTGAATCCGTTACGAGCGGCATAGGAACACGGGGGTTGGTTCGGAACCTTCAATGCGAATATCAGAATGATCCCGAGGGACTCGCCGCCCTTATGTTAGGCACCAGCCCCAACGGGGAGATACGCACCGACACCACCAGCATCGACTATTTTTCGGTGTCCCAGGAGATGTCGATTGCCGGGGATGTACCGCTGATCCTTTCCGGTGAAGGTCTTGCGAAACTCAAAAAACACTACGAAGATGCTTGTGATACGGACGCCTTGGCTCGATTACAGTCGGCTATTGCGGCCAATCCCCAAGGGGTGCCCGTCGTTTCCCCCGAAGAGTTGGCGGTGATGGTGCCGGAGGGTGGCCCTGGCACGACACAGGCGGCACAGCCAGAAATGATCTCTTATGCCCAGCCGAACTTCCCAGTGATTCGAGGGACCGGCACTGGTTCCAAGAAGTCTTGGGTGTCGTGTCGGACTCTGCTTCGACAAGACGGGGAGTTGTTCAGGCAAGCAGGTCTCGTCTTGAATATCGCTGTTGCAGCCCAACGGAAAAAATCAGCTTGGATGTATTGGCGTATCGGTCCCATGCTGGACCTTGAGAAGTTCTTTCAAGCGATCATCAACTGGATTGAGTCAGCCGCTAAAGCAATCCAAGCAATCATCGACACCATTCTGGAGTACATCAACTACATCCAGCAGCGGATCTATGAGGTTCAGGCACTCATTAGGAAGATCAACGCCATCATCCAATCCATCTTCCTCTTTGAGATCCCTGCCGGATATGTGTCTTTCTACTACTCTGACGGGACGGACGGCTTGCTAATGGACTTCATGTCCTCTGAAAACAAGCCCACGGACGCCCCTACGGCATGGGGGGCTTGTGCGCTGGCGGTTGTCCCTCTTATCCCCTACTCCGATTGGCTCCTTGGCTTACTTTTCCCCAGCTTGTTCGAGGAAGACACAGAGACTACGGGTGGGGAGGCAGCTACCTAATGGGCTCTTTTGGAGGAATGTCGAGGCTTCGGACCGGATACTGGAGAGGTATCCGAGATTGGCTCTTGCGAGAAGGCGTTGACGTTGAACGTCGGATTCAAGCCATTGGTGTGGAACGAAACCGTATTGGAACGATCACTGTCGTCTACGGTCAAAAGGGTGTTGGGGCAAGTGTCATTAGGACAGAGAGCCGCCGAGCATTTGCGGTGTCCCCAGGATCTTCTTTGGAGAAGTTGGTTCAGGCTTACGTTATGATGGGCGGCAATCCATTGGACATTTCAATGTTCATGCTACCTGATAGAACCGTACACATCTCATCTGCCAAGGACCACAATGATGTGGATGTATATGAGGAAGTATACCCCTATGGTGGTGTAGCCGCCCCCGTCAGTGCCCACGGCCCAGAAGACACCACGATGGATCGAGGGTCTTTACCAGACGGTGCCCCGGTTCAAGCAAGTGATTACAGTTCATACCCAGGTGGGAAGCTCAATCTCAAGAAATATAGTGCAGAGCGCATTGGGGGCCAAGCACGGTTGGTTTGGTTGGATGTTCATACGAGCACTTCCCACACTATCCATAAGGCAAGGCGGTGGGCGAACCAAGAGATTGCGGAGAAGCTCCATCTACTTGAACACAAGATCATCAAGCTCATGGATCTTCGTGAACAGCTTTGGGACGAGTATTACTTCGAGCTTGGTCAAGCCTGGGCAGGAACGATTGCGGCGTTTGACGCCACTGCTATGCCGAGCAAGCTGATTGACGGGCAAGACCTTTCCTTTGTCGATGATGAGGACGATTCTGATTCCATGTTTGGGGACCGGGGGATTTACGTGAAGGTTCATACCTTGGCCTCCATCGTCTCGGACCTCGATGACATTTTCTTCGTTCAACAGAAATCCGGTCAGACCATGTTCGTCCCTCAATATGATGATCTATTGGTCAATACGCAGTGGGCTTATGGAGATTTACCGCAGGGCGAGGAAGCCTTGCTCACCTTGATGATGTAACCGTTTTCCGCTCTATACACCCCCTTATGGTGGGAGCTTTGGACCACCATGAGTATCGATGTCAGACTTACATATTCTTGCCCCCACATCACCGTGGAAGAGGTGGTAGAGGTGTTAGACAGACAGGTGTTGAAGACGAGACAACCTGTTGCTTCTACCAAGCTGGTTAGGGTGTTGGTCAATGATGTGTTTGAGATCCCCTCCGAGGGGTCATATTCCCAGGCTCAGTTGATCAGTAGAGTTGGCCCTTACTTCATCGTAAAGAACGAGCAGGAGTTTGTAGTCACCGGGTCATCCGAGACCGTGACTTTGGCTCTTACCTCTACCGAGGACACCGGCAGGTCACTAACGACTAATGAGTTGGTTGCTCTTCTTCGGCCACTTACGACGACCCTGCACTTTGAGAATAAAGGCGGGGCACTCTTGATTCGGGATACCTCGAACATTGGGCCAAGGTCTTCCTTGCGTCTTTCTGGGTCCGCAGCCGAGAACCTCTTTCCTCATCAGACAGGAGACCGGGGAAAACAACTCTGGCCTGGGTGGGACATTTGGACGCCCCCTGGAATGATTACCTCCAAGTACGTTCGGTTCCGTTCCCCCATTCGGTCTAATCCAAGGATTACTGTGACCTACCCCGTCCGTCGCACCCGTTGTCTTCGATGTCGGGGTGGAGAGGTCGAGAACGATCCTCGCTTCACGGAAGCAGGCCAGATGATCTTGGTTGAGAATGAGAACCTATTGAATCAGTTGGTGTTGAAATCCTTGCTGACAGATAAGGGTTCTAACCCCTATTTCAAGGGGTATGGGACGCTCCTTCGGAGTAGAATCGGCAAGAAGGCCACAACAGGGATCGCCGCTTCGATATCTCAAGATGTGACGAGATGCCTTGAGAAAGTGAAACAGTGGCAGGGAACCCAGTCAGGGTATCAGTACGTTAGCCGTAAAGAGCGGCTTTCAGAGATCGTGTCCGTAGACACGTCCCCACACAAAGACGACCCCTCGACTTTCATGGTGGACGTTGTTGTCCGTAATGCTTCTCGGTCACCAATCCGCATTTCAGTGATTTACACGGTTCCTGGGGTGGTGGCACGGTTGATTAGGGACGGTATTCCGTTGGCACAAGTAGGAGATACCGGGGGCACGTTGGTAGCTCTCGCAGACCTCAACCCAAGACGGGGAGCCTTCTAATGTCTGAAGTAACCTTTCTTTGCCCCGATGGGGCCTCTCGATCTGACTTCGTGTTCACGACAGACGTGGAGTACCGCTTCTTCATTGGGACATGCCCCGCAGACACCGCCTATATGCAGATTTCTGTGTTTGGTGGTCCGATGTTGGATGATCCAGACCTTATCACTTTCGAGGGGGATAGCTTCATTATCCCCAACCCCACCAAGTATCCAAATGGGATGCGGTTGCTGCCTGGGCAAAACCTAATCGAAGTACGGGCAATAAGAACTTCGGGGGGCATCACACCCACATCCTCTATCCAAGCCACGTTATCTCAAGACGATGCTCTTCTTCTTTATGCTGCCCCAACTGGGTTGAGGATGGATCGAGAAAATGGGTTTGTCCGCTTCGTCATAGAGTACACGCAGGGTGATTCTTTTCAAGGGTTCAACGTCTACGCAAGCCCCGACCCTGGTGGGACAACGGGCTACATCAAGTTGAACCCGACCTTGATCACGGACCTGTATACGACAGAGGAAGTCGTTACTCCTTTGGGTGAGTTGCAGGCAGATACGGCGATTGTCCTCGATGAAAACGGGAAGCCGCTGGCAGATCCCCTATATTTCCGAGTGACTGGAGAGCAAGAGGGTCGGTCAGGGAACGCCCTTCAGATGGACATCAATGAACGTATAGCTGTTTCAGAGACATCCCGGCATCTTCGTACAACTCTCTTGTTAGAGTCAGTAGCGAAGAAAACCTACTATGCCTTTGAGCATCAAAGGGATGCCGTTTACACAACCCCAGGTCGCTCCACGATTCCAAACTCGATTCTGGCGGGAACCCCAGTAACAGACGATCTCTATTACGTTGCTGCGGCGGTGTACTACGACTCAACCACTTTGAGGGAGTATTCGTCTCCTTTTTCTGTTGAGGTGACGGGCAAGCCTCTTGTAGTGACCCCGCAGATAGGTACATTCCCCGCTACGTCTCGGCGTCGGATTCTCAATGAACTGACCCAATCGATTCATCGCAGTAATCCTCATGTAGCGGTTCAACCGGGGTCCGTGCTGCGAGACGTGTTCATTGATCCAATGTCGTCAGAATCACAGAGACTCCGGTTCATCCTGGAGTTTCTACACGCAGCACAATCTTTTTCAACACTGCTTGTCATTGATGATCCGACAGGGAGTGGGGTGTCTGTTGACACGAAACTCTCCCCTTACAAGCAGGCAATCGGGCAAGCCTTCTATTTGAGCAACACCCTTGATGTGCAAGCTCTCATTGATATGTGTTTCAGCAAGCTCGCCCACAACCTTGGGATTTCACGGAGGTTGGGGACCAGGGCACGGGGAGAGGTAACTTTCTATACCCCTACTCGACCGACACAGACCATCACAATACCGCTTGGGACAGTTGTTACAGGTGGGGGTAGGGAGTTCAAGACAACCTCTGCGGCACGGATTCCAGCCACCTTGTCAGCGCAATACTATGATTCTGGGACAGGCACGTACCGAGTTCGAGCTTACGTTCGAGACGCTGGGGTCGGAGCCTCTGGAAATCTGTCAGCAGGACAGATGTCTTCTTTCAGTTCTTCTGGGCTATCAAGTGTTTCAGTAATGAACGAGTCCGCTACCTTTGGGGGCCTTGATAGAGAAGGCAACACGGCTTTAGCCATTAGAGCTATGGGGGCGATTGCCAGTGTCGATAGCGGTACGCTTCGGGGGTACGAACAAACTGTGGCTTCGATGGCAGGGGTGATTGAGTCGAAAGTTGTGGTGGCAGGCGATTCTTTGATGAAGCGTGACTACGACTACACCTTGGGACAGAACCGGGGTGGGAAGGTTGATATCTATGTTCGAGGTTTACAACTTTCCACAGTCACGGACACTTTCGCCTTTTCGTTCGAGACAGCCTATGACGTAGTGTTTGAGCCTGTGGGAGACCCTCAAGATCTTATCTTTCAGTCCCAAGATGAAACACTTTCCGAGGACAACCCCATCATTGAGATGTTGAACTTCCCAGATAGGACACCCCCGCTGGGTATTCTGAACGCCTCGACCGGAGGCCGATTCGTGCTTGATGGTCTGGAGATTCTTTCTTACGACACGATTCAGATTTCCAGCGAGTTCAATGACCCCGCAGACATTGATGTGACTGATGTCATCACGGGAGATTACCGCTATCGGACCAGTCTTCAGTTTACCCCCACCCGACAGCCCGTTAGCTCGGTTGTTTTGATGGAAGGTTCTGATGGAACGATTTTATCGTCCCAGGACTATGTTCTCTATCGACTTGATGATCCCCTGGTCATGGGAAGATCCTCTACGGCAGCAAACTATGTTCAAGTGGATAGTGCCACCAGCATTGGAACGGTTCTTCAAGTTGACGGTGAAGAGCACCTTATCCTTGGGGCCAACATTGAGTATCTCTTCATGCTCGGGGCCAACAAGCTGACCATTGTGATCAAGGATAGCGAAGGCACAGTCTTCAATGGACCCGAGGAAAATAACCCCGATTACCGGATCATTTCTCCCGAAGATTCCCAGACAACTTTTGGTATTCAGAGGACTGAAGACACCGAGATCATTTCTGGGCAGGAGGTCTTCATTGATTACTCCCATGATGAGAACTTTACGATCCAATACATGACGAACTCCTTGATTGGGACGACCCAAAACTCCCTGGAAGCAGACCGCCACTTGACCGCAGATATTGTAGTCAAGGAGGCCACGAAGACGGCTGTTGATATTTCTGCCACGATTGTGCTGGCCTCGGGAGCAAATGTTGAGACAGTTGAGAATGAGATCCGCAACAAGCTGGTCAATCTTTTCAACAGCCTTCAACTCGGGGTTGCCCTACGTCATTCAGATGTATTGGAGCAGCTTGATTCGACCTCTGGCGTTTCTTATGTCGTGGTGCCGTTGACCCGACTGGCCCGACAAGAGGGTTCATTGGTGATTCGGGAGAGGTTAGACACCTCTGAATCGGAAGATACTTTGTTCATCAAGAGTTGGTCTTCTGATTTGGTCCACACGTACTTGGTTACAGGGCCTCTTTCTTCGGCCACTCTGAATGGGGGCGGTGAGGGAAATGAATATCGAGCCATTCAACAGGATGGCTTGGATTTGGTGTTGGAAACCATCATCCCGAATGAAGCAGGACAGCCTCTTCAGAAGAAGGTTGGCAAGTGCTTCATCATCGGGAACGGTGGCGTTATGATTCCTGGCTACAACGATGATGACACTGTGGCAGCAACCTATCCAAAGATGGATCAAAACGAGCGTTACGAACAGTCAATGTCCATGACCCAAAATCGGGTTTTGGTCACGGTAGCTGCTTCAGATTCCCCTACGAACCACAACTATGAGGTGACTTACTATGTGGGTGAAGATCTGGGTGTCGGGAACATTGAGCCAGAAGCGATTGAGTATCTGACAGCCGGGAACTTCGACTTCATCTTCGATGAGGACACTCCGAGAGTTACTTCTCGGAGTACATATAGTCGCACCACGTCCACGGGAACCTACTGATGGCTTACGGGGACGGTGGAGATGGTGGAGACTCCACCAAGAAGACTTCTGGCCTTCCCAGGAGAGGCAGTCAGCTAAAGGGGGGTCCAGATCTTCCCAAAAACTCTTATGTTGAAGGGTCCAAGAAGATTGTCCCGGGTTCAGTCCCCCTCAACCCAAGCTCTATCCGACCTGTTGGACAGCAGTACCATGATGTTATCAAGAAGCAGACCGAAAACATCATGGGATTCTTCACCGCTGTTCTTCCCAGCAACTATGTAAGTCAGGTTCGTGGGCCGTTTTACACACTTCAGTTTCAGTCCGCAGCCGAACAGATTGCGAAGATCCAGATTGAAGCCCAGGAAGCCTTTGCTGATTCGGACTATGACTTCACCCGACCCGAGTTCCTTTGGCAGATCCTTGGGACTCTGGTTTTCCCTGCTCACGGTCTTGAGGGTACACCAGACATTCCCATCGACCATGAATACCGCCATTTCTTGCGGAGCATGGTGGTGCTTTTCCTCAAGGGGGCACGTCCAGCAACTATTGAAGCTGGTATTACATTACTGACAGACGCTAACCTGACCCTAATCGAGAAGTCCCTGGAAACAAAGAGGACGACGGGTGCTGCTTACGGGTTGGATGAGCAGTTCGAGTTTGAGGTTAGCTTGGACAAGATCCAGTACACCACGGAAGAAGACGGCCATTCTCACACCATGCTGTTGGACAGCCGGGGCACTGGAAAGACCACGGAAACCATCGGGCAAGATGGGAACCACACCCATGAGATCCTTCGGTTCGTAGTACAAGCCTCCCTTGATGACGGCCACTCACACGATCTGGTGTCCGAGTTCCCCGAAGACCCCACACGTCTTCAGTACAACGCAGAGATGGTCCTTCGGGCACTCAAGCCCGCCCATACAGCCTACCAGTACCGCTACCTGTTTCGAGAAGCCTTTGGGACGCTGTTCGATGACAGCATGAGCTTCACCCAGGAACAGTTCCATTATGAGGATTTACGCAAGTTCTGTGCAGGGGCAACCCGAGTCGCAGGGATTGGGGAGACCTTGGTGGACAGGCGGTTGTTCAGAGACCCAACCAAGAGCTTTCGGTGGATCAAGCCCGGTGCCGAGTTGAACATCACGGCAGGACCGAATCTGGGGCCTTACCGGGTACAGGATGTCTTGGTCTTCACCGTGGGCCAAGACAGCACCCTACGCCCTTACACCACGTCCAGCGGGTTGGGGGGATCTCTCACGGTCGATGGGGATCGGATTACGGACCCAGACCAAAACTTCACTCTCGCCCAAGAGGGGGAGATCCTGACCATTTTAGAAGGCCCCAACACGGGCAGCTATCGCCTTGCTTACTTGCTTGGATCGGGCGGCGGCCCCGTAGGGTTTGCAGTCGGCCCCGCTACTTCAGTCCGAGTAGAGCCGACCACCCTTCGCCTGGATACACGGATGCCGGTCTCTCTTGAAGAACAAGCCTATACAGTGTCCGTAGATAGACTGGGAACGAGAGTTCCCCAAGTTGTGGAGGGAGAGGATGCCACAGAGCTTTTTTACCTCTGATTTCAGGGCGGGCTTCCATATCCCTTCAATAGCTCCCCTTGATTGAGGATCGCACTTGATGGAGAGGTTCACCCATGTCGGCCAGTATTCTAACAACGATTGAACGTGACGGGCTGATGCTCGTCGCAACATACACGGACGTAAGTGCCGAAGTTGCCCGAAAGGGCGACGTAATCCACTGCGAGGCGAAAGACCCTGGTCCGCACACCACGTTTTCGTGGAGCCTTGTATTCACGCCAGATTCCCCCAACGGGTCGGAATCAGCAGCGGGGCTGGAGACACCCCCTGGCGTAAGCGGGACTGTCTGTCAGTTCACGGTTGACCATGAAGGGGCCTATTTGGTCCGGTTGGTGGTTGATGCGGGACTTCCTTCCGAGCAGACACGCTTTGTTCGGATTCGTTACCAGACCCTCTTCGGGGATGTACGTCTTGTTGCTGCGGGCGAGCGACGGGATGCCGTAGGGGTCATTCCCTATGATCTGACGACTGAGGGGTGGGCAAACCAGCAGAACCAGAACCTCCAGAAACTCCTTGCTTACGTTCGACGTGTCAGCACTTCTGGCCGAGTGCTGTACGTCGATGCGAACCGAGGACGCCATACGTGGGAAGCTGGGCAAGGGATCAACGACGAACAAAACACGGTCCATCTGCCCGGTTCAGACCCAGCCGCTCTGGAGGTTTCGGGCATCACGACTGGTGCCGAGGGGTTCGCTGACTTCTCGTCAATCAATGCAGCTATCGCTTATGCCCATTGTTGTGCAGAGCGTGATGAAGCGGCCCTAACACCCGAGCATCCTTACTACGTCTTGATCTACCCCGGCCTCTACATCGAGGACGTGGTGTTCGAGGAAAACGTCCATCTCATCGGTCTTCATGCTCCAGAGAAGTATGTCCGTGGGGTGGTGGTCCAGACCGCTGCAACAAGCACCAGCCACATCTATTCGGGGGATAGCGATACAGATCTGGTCATCTGTAAGAACATCGTCTTCGAGAACCTGCGCCCTGAATCTACCAAACCTGTGGTGGATGTTCGTCGTGGGATGATGCAGATGGAGGGCTGTTCGATCCGACAAACGGTTGGTACGGGTCCAAGTGCCTTACGGGTAGTGACCACTGATATCGCCCACATGGCATCAGCGGATTTAGACAACTGTTCTGTTACCAACGGGATCTCCAACGAGGCGATGTGCGCCATCATGGCGGGCAGCGATAATGGCAGCCTGTCTTTGAAGGATTGTTACGTTCAAGGGCCTTCTGGAATCCGGTTGAACGGGGACTTTGGCAACGGGATCTACGAAGATTACACGGCCAATCTCGTTCGGAGTAAGATTCTGTCCTCACACGCTGACGGGACTACAATCAGTTCTTCAGCAGATGCCCTGCACATCGTCCACTCGAAAGTTCAGGGCAACGACCCCGACAAGAGACTTGTCGTGGGAGGGGGCGGTAAAGCAGGCGATCTCCGTCTGTATCTGAACCACAGTGATCTTGGTGCCGCCGACATTCAGTTCAACACGACCAATGTCACCGGAACCTCAAAGATCTACCTCGAATCGTCCACCTATGGGGGATTCACGTTCCCCGCAGCCGCTCCCGAGGTGGTATCCGAGACCCAAGGCAAGTCCGTCAAGCACCTTTCGGTCTATGCGGACCCCTTCAATAATGGGACGGTAGCTGTACCTGCTCCCCACCAGTTGGGTGCCGAGAGCGTACAGGATGCCGTAGACGACCTCACGGTCCTGGCGACTCCCCTGTCCTCTTCAACGGACGGGTCCAATGTATTCATGGGCCTCGACGGGGCGTATGACGCTTTCACCAGTGTCGATCCGCCTCTCAAGGGTTCAGGCCACGGTCGGCGTATCGTCGCTGATGCAGGCCCCGTTCAGATCATCCAAGCGGCTGCCCCGGATCTTCCGGGGGTTACGGTCGGTGCGGGTGCAGGCAACAAGAACGGCCACTTGCAGGTCGAAGGCAGTGTTGAGGTCGGGGGTATCGATACCCCCGAGATCATCCTTGAGCCAAACCCCTTCCTGGCTGGCCCGCACATCTTGATGGGCGACACTATCTGGCCGTCCGACATCGTTGCGTGTGGGGAAACGATCACCAACCATCGGTCTTTGCCAGCAGCGATTGTTCAAGCTCGTTCAACGTCTGTTGCCCATAACTACAACATGCGCCTTCAGACGCAGAGCACCAGCAACGCATCCAATGGATCAATCGGCTGGCTCATCCTTCGGGCAGGTGACTCACTCGACAAGGCGACGATTGGCCCCCATGCGGGCGGTGTCTACCTCCAAGCAGGTAGCTATCTGAACGATCTGGCTTCTGTCGGGAACGACTGCTCCCCGGGAACGATCTTCTTGGCCCCTGGCTATGCCACGGCTGATGCGGTCCTCACGGGTGAAGAACAATACGGTTGGGTCCGACTCGTTGATTTGAGTGGAGCCAGCTTCGCCACGTTGACTGCCCAAGGGGCACCCGGCGCTTTCGGGGCCGGGGGTAGCATAACAGATGCGGCGGGCAAGATCGTCATCGCCACTGCGATGGGCCATGTAAAGGCCAGCATCACGGTAGGCATGGACATCGCGGCAGTTATCGCTGCGTTCAATGATCCAGATGAAGGCGGAGGGCTCCTGGTCGCCAGCGATGACGGCGCAGGAAAGCTCGTTCTGACTTCCACGGATCGAGGGCCACTTGCAGAGATCCTGTATGTCTTCGATGAGCCCACGGACGGCGGGGCTGCCAATGCGGTCTGCCAGACCGTGGGTAACCTCCGAGTCTCTTCGGGTAGCGGGGCTGCTCCCCATGCGGTGTATTCGGCGGGTTCTTACGACTCGTTCGTCAACATTCATGCTCCCGAGCACAACAAGATCGAGATCGGGGCAGGTGGTCTCGTAGGTTCAATGACCTACGACGCAGACACCGGGAAGCTCACGGTCCCCGGTGCTATTGATCCTACCTGTGTGATCTTCGCTGAAGCCGATCATACGGCTGCTGACGGAGACGGCACGGTAGGCGGTGTAACTACGATTGCAGGCCAAGGGGCCATCTTCGTCAGTAACGGGGCAGGTGGTCTGATCGACAACGGTCTCTACTACCGCCGAGAGTCAAACGCCGCTCCGATGCCAGTCGTCACAGGTAGCGGGAATCCCGGCGAGGTAGCCCTTTGGGGGGCCGATGCAACGCTTGAGGGCGATGCAGCACTGACTTGGGACTCTGTGACGGGCCTCTCGTTCGACATGGACTCCGCTTCGATGATTCGTGTCATCGACAACGGTGTACTCGGGACCAACGCAGACCCACAGGTGCAGTTGCTCGACAAGGAGAATGGGGCTGGGAATGATCCAGTTCTCCAGGCTGCTTGGGGTTTTCTCAACTCTGCCAACACCCATGTCTCACTGAAGAACTTTCACGACCCGGGCAACATCGATCTTGTCACGACCAACGGCGACATCATCATCCCGAATGGGAATGTCCACGTTGAGGCTGGGAAGATTGGTATTGGAGTTGCGCCCGTAGCTCACTTGAGTATCGAGGATGCAGCCAGCGACCCCGTGATCTCCCTCAAGCGTGCCACCTCTCACTGGAACCTCATCGCTCATCATGCAGATGACTACTTCGCAATCAACGAAGAGGGTGAAGGTTCGCCCTTCGTCGTTATCCCTGGTGGAAATGTAGGCATCGGTACAACCGCTCCCACGGAGAACCTTCAGATCGGAGGCGGCGGTGAAAGTAAAGACGGTGATCTAATGCTGTTCTCCGATGCGGGGGATTCACATTCCCTGTTCATCATGGACGCCCTCGGGCTGCACGACGACCAAGCTGGCATCTACTGGCGACATGGCGGCTCGAACAAGTGGAGCATCACTACCAAGGCCGATGGAGACTTGGACATTTATGACCGTCAAGGTGGCGGCACGTCGATGCTCCACTTCCAACATGCGGCTGACGGTTGTATTGGCGTTGGTACAGATGCCGCTCTGGTCGAGAAGCTGGAAGTCGCTGGTGCCGTCAAGATCGGTGCTTCGGCAGATGCAGACGCCGCAGTGGGTACACTCCGCTACGACGGTAATGACTTCCAGGGGCGCACGGGTGCCGGTTGGGAGAGCCTGACAGGTGGTGCGGTCTTGAGTGTCCACACGGACATTCAAGCGGACATTACCCTGACAGCAGCCGAGTACATCAATGCAGTCTACGTCGGAGTCAATGCAGCCCAGGCCGATCCTGCTAACAACACTGACATCAACGTGGAGTTGCCGAATACAGAGGCTACTGGAGCTTTGATCGGTCGAAGGATTCACATCAAAGACGAGACCGCTGGTGGTGCTCCGAGCTTGACGTGGGATCACGATGCCGATGCAGTAACTCCCGAGGTTCCAGTCAAGATAACGGTGTCCACTGCTGGTGGGGGCGGCCAGATCGATACCTCTACGGATGCCGTGGAGATGACGGAGGATAACCAGTCCTTGCTGGTGATTTGTGTAGATAACAATGGTGGTGCTGGCCCAGCCAAGTGGTTCATCATCTGATTGAGCTTACGGGGCTGGAATGACGGACCCAAATGATTGTCTTGAACTATCGCCCTTTGGGCCATTCTCTACGGATGACGTGGTGGTCCCACCCGCTCATCCTGAAGGGGCTGGCTATGGGGGTTCGAGCTATGGTCTCAAGGACTATGGAGACGGCACCCTTGGCGGTGTCCCCAAGGTCTTTGGCGGGGGCTACGGTAGAGAGGGTGTAGGGTTCGCTCCGTATGGCGGTGGCGTTTTTCCAGCGACCCCTTTCGCTATCAGCGGCGGGTACGGTGGAGATCCTTACGGCTTCATGGGCTTCGGCTCAAAGGAGTTGGGAGACCCAAGAGTATCGTCTGCTATTTCGATCAGTGGAACACAGGTCGAGGTCTTCTTCACGGAACCAATGGACCCACGGAATCCGGCCCTGTCCGATCCGGCGTCCTATGATCTAATCGCTTTAGTTGGGGCGGAGACAGCCATCTTGTCCGTCTCTGTTGGGAATGTCAGTTCCGTAGATGCTGGTGCTGACATCCCAATCCCCGAGTATACGGAACCAGCTTCCCTACCCCCCGTTGGTTCCGTGGGACCGAGCGGAGGATACGGAGGTACTTTCGACCCTCCGCCCGGTTCTGACTCTGGGGGTGGTGCTTTCGGCGTCCCCGGCTACGGGTCGGCTGACTTCGTTGCAGTTCCTTGGACCGCCTACGCTGAAGATGCAGACGAAGAACGAATCACGTCAGACGGCGTGACTTCCATCATCCTCACACATCTCGGTACGACCCTTGGCGGCACCTACAAGGTCAAGGTAGTCGTTGGGATCACGGATATTGCGGGGAACGAGGTAGTCATTCCCACGGACATCGGAGAGGGCGCTAACCTCGACGTGATCCAGTCGAACGAAGCAGTGTTCTTCGCTCGGGGAGATGCTCCTACATACACCGTGACTCCGGTTGCTGGTGACAGACTGCTTCTCAACTTCAGCAGCGACATGCTGAAGGCAGAAGAGTTCTCCCCTGGAACCAAGTTCTTACCCTCTTATGCGTTCGCTCCGGTCGATCCATACCCGGTTGATCTGACCGTCCTCCTTGCAGAGCACCCTCACAACTACGAGTCGGACAAGGTTCTGCTCTCGGTGAAGGGGATGACGAGCATCGAGTACGGCAGCACTCTTTCACCGGCCTCGGCGATCAGCTACGACGGGAGCTACCTCCCGAATGAATCTTCAGACTTTTCGGGATCTGAAGTAGGCACTGGATCATCCTACGCTTCGACTGTCCTCTCGATGACTAAAGAGGTCGGCGATACCTACGGCTGGCAGTTCCTCGACCTCTCGGGTCGGATCATTCCGATCACGTCCACGTACCGCACGGACATCACGTTCGATGCTGGCAACGCCGCTGTAATGCCCATCATGGGCGAGAACGACACGCTTGCCCAGTTGGTGATTGCAGACGGAGAGACCAAACTTTCCATTTCTTTGTCCAAACTTTCGGGACAAGATGTTTTGTCCATTGGGGAGTATGCAGACCTTCCAGCAGTGTGGTCTGAAGGCGTCCACACAATCACTGTAATCCGCAATCAGAAGGCTGGTATCTACGCTTTCTTGTTCGATGGGACTCCCATCGGAGCTATCGGTACGGCCTTCATTGAAGAGCCTGCGGATTTCGCTGGCGTCTCCTTGGATCTTTCAGCAACTTACAAAGTTTCTAACTTTCGTCTTCATTCGGTGGGGTTCGGGGCGACCGGGACGCTGTATTCCTCATTGTGGAACTTTATGCACGATGTCGAGGCGCTCTTCACGGGGTCCGACTTACTCACCAAGGATCATCTGCTGACCCAGAGAGGTCCGTTGGTCAAAGGGTGGGGGGACGCTACCCCCGCTACCAAGCAGGATGTTGAGGTCAGGGTAAACGACACCCCCGTCGAGATAGCGGGGGTCAACCCATACACAGGAAGAATCTCAACGGTCATTCCAATCCCGAAGATGCCTGTTGGGGACATGGCTATCTCTGTTGACTACAAGTGGTTCGCTACACCTGTGATGGAGATGCGTGGCCTAAACTGGGAAGGTCTGACCCTCAACAAGTGGGATCTTTCCAGCGCCCACCATGATCCCCCGGCACACGGGGAACAGATCCAAGACGAGACACACCCGAAGGGCGCTCCCGACACAGCACGGTTTCCGATGGGGACAACTCTCGGTCCTCTTGACCGTAGGACACCCCTTCATATCGGGCATCGGTATCTGGGGTTCGAGCGGGCGTACACAGCCAGCTTGAACAGCCCTGTCACGTTGCTGTTGAACCAGAACCCAAACTCGGTTGCGGTAAACAAGTTCGAGGACACTCCGGTTCCGATTACGGCCTACTACGAGGGGCTGAACAAGCCGACTGATGTGTACTACTTGGAGGACGGGACTCTCTATGACGGCCCGAGGCACGTCATGGCGAACGGCACGATGTATACGGGCGCTTCGCATACGCCGTTTTCCGAGCCGTTGGGCTCTTGGAACCTCTTTGGGCAAGACGACGGCGGTGTCGATGCGGGTCAAGGCACCTATACACTGACAGATGAGGGTAACGGAGAGCCTGGAGTGGCTTTCTATCACCGCCTCGTCGAGTTGACGCATCCCACGACGGTACGACTGGTGGCCCGGTTCAAGACCGTGGGGTCAGAGCCTCACGGGGTCTTTACCGGGATGTGCTTTGGAACCCACAACAACCGCAACCTGTACTTGGTTGGTGCGCTTGAGGTGCCGTCCCACAACGAAGATGACGACCCGGTTCAACATATCGGACTGCTCCAAGACGGGGCGAACCCCCATCTCATAGAGTCTTGGATTATCGGTCCTCAAGTCCCCATTGAGATCCTCAACCAGACAACAGCCAAGGCCATCACGTCGGACCTCCCCCATGATCTGGAAGAGGGGGCGAGGTTTCAGATCTTCGATGGCTCCCAGGAAGGCACCTATCTGATTGAGGCTCTGGTCCACCAGACAGACGGCACCTCTACGATCACTGTTGAAGGAGAGTTTCCTGCTGAAGCTGGCCTCTGGGACAACACTTACTTCACGGTTGTCTTGGAATCTAAACATTCAGAGACGCTCTCCTACGTTCTGACGGTCGATCCAATAGAGAAGAAGGCCAAGCTATACGTGTCTGGGGAACTTTCGGGGATGTTCCTTGATCTGACGGACCCCCCTTCCTTCACAGAGCCCGCCTTGGTCCCCTTGCTCTTGAACACCCAGAAGGAAGGGCAGGTCTTCTGGGGCTCCGTAGATCGTCAGGCAACCAACTCTTCCGTGTGGTCTTTCTTCAGGTATTCCGTCAGCCCCGACTACGAGATCGTTCATTCGCAGGGGCTTTCGGTGTTCACAGAGATGAACGCTCTACCCCAGGACAACCCAAACGACGTTGAGTGGTTTCGGGAACAGATCTTCGGGTATTCGGAGATCGATGCGACCGCAGATGCACTGTTGCTCAAGAGCACGTCTGCCTCGTCCTCTGCTGATCTGGCATACAGGTACACCCGGTTGGAGCCTTATTTGGCTCCTGACGCCCAGATCGATGTCGATGCCAAGTTCCGTGTCGATAGCGGCATCCTTGGTGCGGGAGACGCCCAAGTAGAGGTCCGAGACACCCGCAAAAGGGTTCTCTTGAGTGCCCTTTGTTACATGGAAGCTGAAGGGTTGAGGTTGAGGCGGTTGGTTTCCATGCCCTCGTCTTCGTTGTCCTGTCTGTATCTTCCCCAGGACGACCCCAACGGGGCCTGGGAAAAGTTAGGGGCTCTCGGGCACAAGATTGAAGGCCAGACCCTTGTGACTACCCATAGTGGGGAAGTCGGGGGTCAACTGGTTGGTTGGGAGACCTCTCTTGATCTTTCCTCTATGTCTTTTGAGGACACTGGCAGCCGGATAGCAGAAGCCCGGTTCGCCGTGAAGTCCTTTGAGGTAGACGACGAGGGAAGGACCGGCATCACCTTCCAAGTGTGGGCTGGCGGGGTGTTATCCCCCAGAGCGGTACTTGTGACTCTTCGATACGTCGGAGAGGAACCGGCAGTCACAATCAATCAGACCTCTGGAGCCCCTATTGGGGAGTTTCTGTTCGATTGGACAGATGGGGAGTTCCATACCTATCGAGTTCTAATCGATGCTGTGGGAGACACGGTGGTCCTCGTCTTGGATGATGCCATTAGTGTTCCCCTGGAGTTCACGGCGCTCCCTTCGGTAGCGAGCAACACCAAGCTCATCTTTGGGCATCACGGCGGCACTGCGGAAGTTCATTGGGATTCGGTGTCTGTCCATGTTCAGCCTCCCCCAGATGCCAAGCGCACCTTGGGAGTCTGGAGAGGTCGTGATCCAGACAACATCAACAACTGGGAACTGCCCCGTATCGATTCTTCCACGGCCCCTAACTCTTCCCCTACCGGGCCGGTTATCGAGGAAATGGATTGGCGCAACTCGTTGGACATTCGTATCCATAGAGACCCCGAATGGGGCGTGACAATCCTTCGCACAGATCTACCACCGCCTCCGTACTTTGATGGGGAGTGGGCAACGGACATCACGTCTCCCAGTGCCGGTTGGATCAATGTCGAATACAGGAACCTGCCGGATATCGGCTATGAGGAAACCTTCGGTGTAGTCACGTTTGGCGCACTCGATCCCCGGTCTGTTAGCCAGCAACGATGGGAGTCGCTGCGTTACCGCATCTACAACCATCCGACTGATGATCTGCGTTCCCCCGAGCACATGATCCTCAATCAATCCAACATCATCACGTCTGGGGAGACGACAGAGGACATTTATCCCGAGAAAGTCGTCTTGGAGACGCTCGATTCTTCACGGGTTTCGTTGAAGGCTGCTCACATCTACGCTTCACGGATCTTCAAGGTGTTGGAGGGGGATACCATCATCCCTTCAGACAACTGGGACTTCGATATTTCCAGTCAGTTGATCACATTGACGGCCACAACCTTCTCCGATGAACACGTTACGGCCACTATTATCTTCACGTCGGACCATGACGTTCCGACAACCGAGACCTATCTCAAGAGCCAGCCCCTCCACGACAGCATCACTCTCTTGAACGAAGGCACCCCGGCCTTCGCCCGTAACCAGACGGCGGACGCCATTAGAGGCATCACGACCGGGGCTCAAATCAGCTACTTCTATGATGTCTTGAACAGTGACCAAGACTTCGTGTTGAACGACCCCTTCAAGGCGGTCACGTTCGCTGACGATCCAGAGTCCCTCTATGACTCGATGAAGTTCTTTGAGATCTCCAACGACGGAGATATTGGACTCCTGACCACCCTTTGTGATGATAGGTCTCCAGCCCACGGCTTCCGAGAGATCGCTCTGGAAGGCTCCCTGTTCCAACAGCAACATTCCGGTATCCCCAAGCCCGACTATGAGCAGTACGGAGGGATGCCCGGGACGATCCTATTCGCAAGCGGTGGGAACCAGACTCTCGGTGGGAACTTGGCGGGCGGCGAGTCTGTTCGCCAAGGCACAACAATGACATGGCCTGTGGCTCATGGGGGCATAGACCAGAAGACGACTTGGAACATTACGTTGGATCAAGTTATCTTGGACGCTACGGACCTGGAGAGCCCAGACAACTATCACCGGCATCTGCATGAGCAGATACTCTTCCTCGGCTCCCAATCAGACAATGTAGCCCCTACGGGACATGCCCTCGTTACTCGGTTCCCAGACGGGATTCCTGACGCTCCAGACGGGTTTTTGGGTATCCACAATCACGGTGCTTGCTTGGCGACGATGGAGCAAGCCGCCGCTCATTCTCGGCTGGGACCGTGGGGCGGGTTGTCTTCATTGGTGCCTACGCCCATCCCTGGAAGGCGTGGAGAGCTTTTGGAGCAGCAGATTGAGGTTGGCTCGGAAGAATATGGGGAGGTGTTCCGTACCGGATCTTTGCTATATGGGGGGAATCCTTTGCAACCGGACGGCATTCCGGCGTTGGGCAACGGTATGGTCTTGCAAGGGGGGGCGATGTTGCCTGACGGTTCCGCACACACTTTTGTCCTTCAATCTCCAGACGCCACTCCAACTTATGGTGGATACGGCGGCGATCCCTACGGCGGCGAGACCGAAGGTGGGGTTGGTGGGGGATCTGGATCGATTGACTATTGATCTTGTCTGCTGCGGTAGTCGGTCTATCGACACCCAGAAGTAGAGATCGATATGGAGTAGATGAATGGCCCAGTATAGAGAACGATTGCGGAGAACCCGGTCAGCCTTCAAGGTTGGTCTGGGACTAAAGCTCGCAGATTATCTGGACGCCCCGCACGGTAGGTTCATTTTCCACATGGAAGATGCTCGCACGGGTGGGGTGCTAACCCATTGGGAACGAGACAATGTGATCACCCGAGATGCGGGTGTTCAAGCGGCTCGTTTGTTCCGTAATAGTGTGGAACCCAACCACGGATGCAACATGCTGTCGGTGGGTACGGGAGCCACGGGTAACCTTCTCTCTCCTGATGCCCCAAGCGCAGAGCAACGGCGACTCAACAACGAGATTTCACGGAAGTCCTTTGCTTCCACGACCTTCCGCAATCCAGATGGTGTGGCAGTGTCTTATCCCACCAATGTTGTGGATTTTACGACGACATTCGGAGAGGCAGAAGCGGTAGGGCCTCTGAACGAAATGGGCCTTGTGTCCACTGTTTCAGCTAACCCGACCGTGTTGAACCCCAATCCGAACGCTTATCCCACGTATGACGCTACGTTGGATGTTACAGAATATGATGTGCTCTTGAACTACTTGACCTTCAGTGTAGTCACCAAACCGAGCACAGCCATTCTGACGATCACTTGGCGTCTAACCTTTTGATGAGGTCGAGGAATGGCTATCAAGGACCACGATAAGCATTACGACGACCTCGCGGGCGCAGTCCCGGGACAACCTAATCAGGTTTCCCGTCATCTGAAGCTCGGGGAGCGGTCGCTCAATCAAGTCGTCTATCAGTCGGGGAAGCCCGTTCTCGACGCAGAACTGAACTTGAGCCAGGACATCTCCGAGTACACTCGGCAGCTTCTCGCCCGCCGAGAAGCCCAGTCCGGTTGGCTGAAGGGTCAGACTTTCCGAGACGGCTATTTGGATTTCACTTTCCAGCACTCCTGTGACGAAGGTTTCGCTCCGAACACCTTTAGCATGAAGAAAATGGTCGCCCTCGTTGCCGGTAATCCGGTTGTCGTGGAGTACACCGATACTTCAGTGGGTGGTGGAAACACCATCACGTTGCCTGCCCCGACCACCTATGACGGCACGAACGCCACGATCAAGAGGACCGATTTCGTCTTCTTGGAAGTGTGGAAGACTCTTGTTGCCCCAAGCCCCAGAGCTTGGGCGACGGTTACGATCCATGAGTGTGGCACGCCCCCTCTTCTGGAGGTGGGTGTAGATGAGGTAGCCATTACGGTTCCCGTCAGTGCCGGAGGTAGCGGCCTCCAGACTCACTTTGTCGTGGCCGCCGAAGGTACAGGCTACCCCTCGATCCCCGATTCCACGAACTGGGAGATCGGAGCCAACGGATGCTCCACAGCAGATTATCTGGCCCATGCCATCAACAATGCGGTCATTGGGGTTACCGCCTACACGAACGGTACGGAAGTGATCACCTTGAAGGCGAATCTTCAAGGTGCTTCGGGCAACACGATCTCTATCGAAGTCGTATCCACGGAGGCCACAGAGATCGTCATCCCGGGTGGGCTGTTCACTGGCGGCGAAGACCGCCCCAACAAGCCCGCTCAAAACAAGATCTGGCGGCACGGCAACGTGCAGTCCCCAGAAGTGACATGGCTTGAGGACGATCTGGCCGACCCCTTCATTGATACCGAGTCTACGCAGAGGATTCAGCTTCAGTACCGCATCCGAGCAACCGGAGCGGGTGAGGGTGTCAACTATAAGATACACCCAGACGGGTTCACCACACCACGGAACATTCCCGGTGGTGAGGGTCAAACGAACGCACAGGGCGCTCTGTCTGTCCCGGTAGACGAATACCCCTTCGTCCCGGCAGACCGTGAGAGCGTTAGGGACAACTCTGATGCAGTTGCCTATGGAATCCAAGACGATGGGCTTTTCGTTGCAGGAGACGGGTCCGAGGAAGCCGCAGCGGCACTTGGAGCCGTAGATGGCTTTGTTTATGCCATTCCGATTGGTTTTGTGTTCCGCAGAAACGACATCTGGAACGCTCCAGAAGCCTTCAAGGGCTTCGACCCGAGGAACAATGCTAACGGCGCTCCTACGCATGACCACGGCGGGTACAACGGCCCCTTGGGGGTTATCCCTGCGGGCCACTCTGACCGCCCAGATGCGTTGTTCAGCGATTGTATTGATGCCAATGACATCCTGGACCTCCGCCGCCATGTGGCGATGGCGGGGCATGATCTAAAGGCCGAGCTTCAATACCAAATCCAGTCTCTTCTGGATGGGGAGTTCCGAACTTGGGCCATCGATTCTTCCGACAAGGACACTCTCGGAGGGTCTTCCGGCAACGTCTCTACTCGATTCTTGGTTTGTAACGAGATCGGGAGAGAGCAGGGCAAGGGAGGCAACCCCCCTCATTCGGGTGACACCCAACGGGGCACTACGATTCGGAGTTTCGACCATATCGCCCGCCGATTCGGCGACCAAGCTGTGGTCGAGAGAATGACATTCGCTTTCTGGCCTGGAGACCGGGCGGCCTCTGGGGCTGTACCAGACGGAATCCCTGGTCAACTCAATGACGGCAAGTACGTCTCCAAGACAGGCAACGGAAACCGTTGGTCAGAAGACGATGTACTCCACTTGAACCTGGGTAGCTTCGACGCTTCAACTTTGGGTGGTGTGTTCTCTGGGGGAGCCTGGGCCAACAGCTTCCCAGACGGGCCTTATGTCACGCAGTTCGCCCCTCCCGGCATGGTGATTACCGATGTCTGGCTGGTTCACCATGACGATGGTCACTACGACGCAACCGAACCCGTGGACCAAAGAGTGCAGATCAAGCACATTGATGGGCTTGGGACCGCTCATGTTGAGCTTCATTTGGATGCCAACGATGACACGGTTTCCGGTGGGTTGCCGGTCATTTTGAACTCCAATGATGAGTACAAGCTCGTCCGCTCTGCCGGTGATGATCTGGCTCTCCTTGCAGGCTCTCCACGTCGAATCTTCGTTGAAGTCGAGGTGTCCTATCCAATCGGCTACGGCCTGACGGACACCCCAGATGAGAAAGTCGAACCCGATCCAGAGGTTTACCCCTTTGGAGAGATCATTCAGTGCGGCGGCGTACCCCCGACCGACATGGAACACCCCCTTCCTCCCCAATGGCGTCCTGGCTATCGGGAGGTCAAGCTGGAGTATGTCGCAGGACATAACGGTGGTGGGGCACCCATTGGGTCTGTCCCGGGACATGAAGAACAGATCGTCAGCACGACACAAAATCAACTGCGGCTGCCCCGACGAGTTTACCGGAGCGGGAGCCACCTCCTTACCGTATCCGACGTTCCTGCTACGGCACCCGTAGGTGTAAACGACGACCAGAGTGCCTATGGGTCCAGCGAGAGAGTCATCTCGTTGGCAAATCTATTGAGTGGGACTCAAACACTCTGCCAAGTGACATACTTCGCTCAAGACCCCCTACCGAACTGGGGAGGCGCAGGAACGGGCTATCAGATCGCTGCCTATTTCCGGTCCAACGCACCCCAGACATGCGGTGTGAAGGAAGGGGACATCAACGGCCCGCTTGCTGGTGGGCAACTCCCATCGAAGTTGGAAGTCGAACCTCTCATCATGGCCGATAACCTGTGGACGGGTCAGGTCGGCATGGGTTCTGTGGATTCGTCCTTCCCTTACATCGCCCCATTGGACCAAATCCCTATCAATGATGGGTCAGGTCTATCCGGTGAAGTTGGGGGAGATGAAGCCTGGGTCGCTGGTCAAACCCATGAGTGGTATTTCTGCGCTACGGCGCAAACCAGTGTTGACGACTTTGACGCAACGACTGGACTGTTGTCACTTCACCCATTTGTCCCGGCTGACAGGACACAACTCCTGCGGCTCGGGGGCGACGAAAACGAGCAGAAGCCTCGAAAGGACATGGAGTTCCGAGCTTACTATCCGTTTGCGGATGACAGCACGTATCGACCGACGATCATGTCCCAACCTTTGTCGGGAGCAGTTCGCCATAAAGTGTTTATCCCCATGTTAGTTCGAGCAACCGAGGATGCTAAAGGTGCCGCTGGTGGGATTCTTTATCGACGCAACGAAATGCTTTTGATTGTATTGAGCCGATTCGCCGCACTCGACACTGATAACACCGTGGTCTTCACCGATGATGGGAACACGACCTGTGCCGCTGTATATCGAACCAAGAACCTTCTTCTCACGGTGGGAGACTAACGATGCCCCGGAAAAAGAATCCTGGTGATATCCGGGTTGGGGCGGGTTCTCGATCCGTTGAAGAAACCAACTGGACACTTACTCCCGGTAAGGCGGGGAAAGTCGATGAGGCAGATGCTTCTCATGCAGAAGCCGAACATGACCACGGCATTGGCCCTGGTGGTGTTGGATCATCTCCCCTGAAAACCCACATCGATGATGAGACCGGAGCCCATCCGGCAGCCTCTATCTCTATTGATGGGAACCCAGGTGGGGTGTTTACGGCAGATGATGTCGAAGGTGCCCTGGACGAACTTTCAGCACTGATCCCTCCGAAGCCTCCCAAGGTTGGCTACGAGCGGTGCTTCCTTGATCTGACTGGAATCCCCGATTGGGGCGTTCTGAAGTTGACCGATGCGTCTTTGCTTTTCCGAAGCCCCGCTATCTTTACGCATACATCCAACCCACCGGCATCGATCTATCCCTACTATTGGCACCCCACTCACCCGGCTTGGGAACACAGGCCCTTTGAGGCAGAGGGCAAGCAGTTCGACAATGACTACACGATGGCGGGGGAGCAGTGGTCTCAAGGCGGTGACGATCCGTGGACAGACCACACCTTCAATATCCACGCTGTTACCTATTCGGGCGGCGGTGCAGGTCTAACCCACGCCGGGGCGTTCACTCGATCAGATAACAACAATGTGCATGAGCGAGTAGACACTGTTCGTATCTACCCTGCGTATGACATCGGAACAGGAACGAACGTCGATGACAACGGACTGATTCCGGTCGTTCTATCTGGGATGATTCACCCGGCAGACCGTGGTCTTCTCGCTTTGATCTACTGGCCTCCTGGTGGAGACATCGCAGCGTTCATGGCCCAGGATCTTGCCGAGCAGGTTCCCGCCGCCATCTTGTTGGGGCAGGGGATCTTGGGCCAAGGCTGTCCATGTGACGGCGACCCAGGTGGCATCTTCCTTATGGGTGAAGACGAGAACGGAGACTTCGATCCCTATGAGTGGCCGGGAGCCGCTGCGGGGCAAAGCTCCCTTCAAGAACTGCACAGTGGCATTCGATATGATGGCCTCATCTTCAGTCAGGACTCTCCGTATTACAACTTCGATGAGCTACAAGATGAGTCTAAAGAGATTGGTTCCTTCGTCCTCAATGGGACCGAAGTCACCTTTACCGTAACGAATCACCTATTTGATGAAGCTGATGTAGTCAGTGTTCGAGAGAACTCAACACATCCTTGGTTGAACACTGACTGGATCATTGAGTTGGTAGACAACGACCACTTCCTAATCCGCTTGGGCGAGGATGTCGGTTCGGCCACCGTTGACCCTGCGGACGGCAAGGTGTTCCGTAAGGTTGGTGCCAACAAGGCCCATTACCCAGACGAGGTTCACACGCCCTACCCAGGTCAGGTTCGGTTAGGCACCGACCCCCAAGCTGGGCAAGCTATCCCCAATGGTATTCCCATTCTTGGTGCTTACTCCAAGGCTCGGGCAGGCGGGAACGACAACAACTTCTTCCGCTACCGTCTCCCTTATCTGAACGAATACTCGAATGAAGCCTGTTGGCGTCTGAAGTGGACCCCTACGAGTGAGAAGGGGCGTTACTACCTAAAGCCTGCTGTTGCCCTTGAGCCCGACGATTTGCTGGCACAAGCAGGCGACTATCCCGACTTCACGAAGGACTATTGGCCCTTCCAGTTGGGTAGATATCGACACCGCTTCCTCATCAATGCTTGTCCTTGCGTGGGTATCGAGAACGCTCCCTTTGATTTGGGCAGCTATGTTCTGGTCCACTTCAAGAAAGAAGTCTATTTTGAGGACATGGTGGCCCGGGGCGAAATGCCCACCAAGGACCGCATCTACTCTGCTTATCTGGCTCACTTCGATGATCCAGAGCATGTCTCAAACGCTGCCAACGCTGAAGAAAGTGGGTGGCAGGCGCTCATTGGACCCGACTTCAACCGGGCACCCTGGTCTTATCACGTCATGCGAGCATCGATTCTCGCAGATATGCGAGAAAGCTCTGACGCCCCGACCATCTCAAACGCTGCCTTTGACTACGAGACGGTTGGCGACAATGTGATGTGGGTCTCTGGAGTGGCATATTTCCACCCCACACAGGCAGATGGTACGGCAGGTTTCTGGCTCAAGGACGTGACCACTTCGGCTGCTGGTCTTTGGGCAAACAACTATCGGACTTCTGACCATCTCCAACGAGTGTTGAACACACCGAACCCGGCCTTGCTCGGGGTAGCCCCCTTCTCGTACACCACCCATGTTCCTGACTGGGTGGATACGGATGGTGTTGGCAAGCCACGGCGACAACGTGTCGAGTTCGACATGGAATATCTGCTTGGAGCGGTCCCCGGTTTCGGGGTGGATCTTGCACCCATCGCTACCGCCGCCGCTAACATCTCCGTGGATACAATGAAGCTGTCAGGGGATGCCGCTTTTGCATCCTTCTCGTCCGACGCTCATCCCCGGGCTTGGTTCCGACGACCTCTGGGACACACAACGTATAGTCCCGCAAGCACCGTTCTTCCGACCATCGGTGTCTCACTGATGCTCCCCAACGGTCTCAAGTTACTGAACCACTCATCTGCTTTGAGCCTCTACCCCATCTTTGGGAACTTCTTTGAGGGCGGCATCCCCCTCCTTTCATTGACTGGCGGGTTGATGGCTGACAAGCCACTCGCCATCTGGAAAGACTCTGTTGAATGGTTCTTGGATGAGTCATACAGGTACTCGCTTGATTGGTCCCTGGCTCTCAATGGGGGTGATATCCAAGATGAGTTGAACGCTCGTTTGGCAGGCCCAGGGCTTCCATATACTTCGGGCAACCCCCAACCCATCGAAGTACCTGTACGTGCAGCCCATACTCCGACCATTACAGCGGTCATCAACAGTGAAGCTGTGGACTGCGACTGGAACAACGCTTCTTGGCTGCAAGCTGGTTTGCACGAACAGTCCCTTACAGTCTTTACCGATCCCGGTGAGGCTCAAGTTGCAGGGCTACCAGACCGGAACCCTCCAATGTTTGAGGGGCTCCAATCTCCGTTCCCGGCAAGAGGCATCCTTCTGTACCCCCAGACGAGCTACACGGGAACCCACCGCCCCCTGGCAGGCGAAGACTACGCAGGCAACGCCCAACCCGACTATTCCGGCATCACGGGCGACCGTGGCTATGTTCGCTGCTTCAACGTGGGGTTCTCTCGGACAGACTATGGATCTTCCGCAGCGGGTCAGCCATTCTTTACCCTTCGCCTTTGGGGCCTGCATGTAAGCGATATCGCTTACATGGCACCCGGTCCTGGATCATATTCCATCTCTGTTCAAGTCAAAGTCCCCGGGCTGACGACTTGGATGGATCTTGGCCGTCCCGATGGGGCAGGCCCCTCCAAACAAGACCCCAAGCTCGATGGAGCAGGGTGTCTTGTTCGTGGGCCAGAAACGAAGAACAACCCCGCTGAACCCGTTACAGGATTGGTCTCCTGTGACTTGAAAGTGAACGTCGGCCCGGTAGCTAATCTCTTTGAGAGTACCGGCCATGACTTTGTGGCTGGCGAGGTTCCTGTACTGATCAAGGTGGTCTTGAAAGACCGAGAGAGTACGCTGCAAGGGAATCCGAATGTACTCCAGTACGATTTCCGCCATCGTTGGGACAGCGAGGACGGAGATTTTGATGGGGGACCACACCCAGACTTCGAGTCAGGGTTGGTTCGTGGGTTGGTTGGCATCGAGATTCTTCATCCCGAGGGTCATGCCGCCCCCAGTCCTGCGGCGCTGCCCCCCGGTTTGCCTGTGGTCACCGCCCCAGCCCCATTCTCTGTGGAGCTTGATGTGGCAGCAGCCGCATCGGCTGCTCAAGCCATCTCCTTCGCTATCGCTGCAACAGTAGCGTCTCAACAGGTGGTCCAACAGAGCTTTACGACTCTGTTTCCAAGTCTTATGGTAGGGCTCAACGAGGCCATCGCTGCTGCTCAAGCACAATCAAGTGCTGCCTCCAGCACTGCATCCCCGATTCAGGTCTTCGACTACCAGCCCACGGTAGAAGGGCTCGATCCAAGTGCCACACTGACGGTGGCCCCAGCGGCTCTGGTAGAGGCCCTGGAGGGGTTGGAGACTATGTTCGCCTCCAAGACCGAAATCTTCCAAGCGTTTGATCCAGTTGCTAACCCACTGTTAGCAACAGAGTTGATTGGCACTACTGGAGGTTGGGGTTCTATGGACGGTGTTGATGTCGGTGTTGATCCCTTTGGGGTCAATGCAGCGCAGTTGGCATTGAACGTAGCGAACGCCGATCTGGTCGCCGTACAATCCTCTTACGATGAGGCTGTTGCCTCTCTCGCTGCCCTTACGACTGCCGTTACTACTCTGTATGATTACTATACAGCGGAGGGTACTGATCCTACGAGCGAAACCGTTTACAATGGGTTGATCGCAGCACAGACCACAGCGCAGCAGCAAGTTGACCAACTTGGGGCCGCTCTTGCGGCGGCTCTCGCAGCCGTTGAGGCCGCATCCGCCGATCTGGCTCAAGCCAATGCACGCACAGCCCAATCACAAGCAGCCAGCGCAACTGCAACTTCGACAGACGCCGAGAATCAGGCAGCCGCAGCCGTAGCGAACGATGCCGCACATGCAGCCGTTACATCAGCAGCCGCAGCCGTAGCCGATTACCAAGCGGCGATTGTATCGGTGACCGATGCAATCGCGACACTGATTGCTGCGTCTGCTCCCACTGGACCCGGTTCCATCGTGGCTACGCTGCAAGCCATTCTTGCAGCGAACGAAGCGGCATTGGCCGAAGCTATGGCAACGCAAGAGGCGGCGAACGCCACATACGTCGAGACACAAGCAGTCCTCGCATTGGCACAAGCCGCTTACGACGCCTCACTCGCCCCCACGGTATCAACGTCTCTGTGGACTCTTGCTACTCACGCCTCTGATCCTGCTGTGCCTGCCCAAAGTCAGCTTGCGTTTAGTAGTTACAGTGGCGCAGCCCCGACCCTTACGGTCTCACATGACCCAGCCCTCTCCAACGCTGCATATGTGTTTGGGTCTGACGCAAACGGGATTCTCTTGACCTACGGTCCAGGGTTCTCAATGGGTGCGTTGTTGGCGTTGTTGGAGTCGCATTATGCGGCGGATAACGCAACTGCCCAGTTCTACGACGGGAGTAACTGGCTGGTGTCAAACACCATGCTTGGCAGTGGTGCGGATTTCTTCCTCGCAGGAGCCACTGAATCGTTGAATCTCGGCCCCGCCGAGTTGGGTGCAAATGGTGCTGGTACGTGGGTCGCCCAGGCTGTGGATCACTCCGTTATTTGGTCGATCAGCACCTACTCTTCCGTACAACCGGGTCAAAACACGGGCGCAACTGCTTGGGGTGACCTGACTTTCACTGCGTCTACGGCCAACATCCCAGCCGGGGTGACGGGCGTGCTGGTCGAATACGATGCGAACGCCGCTGCGGGCTCGGTGGTAGAACTTTCTACCACCCCCAACCTAACCTTGAAGTATGGCCCCGGGGTTCAACTCTCGGCGTTGATGGATGCCTGGGCAAACTCCAACCTCATCCCTGGAACAGAGGCGACGTTCGTCACAGCCATAGGGACATACGACTCTTCGGCGCTGGCCGCCAACGCCGAAGATGGCTTCATTCAGACTATCGGACACTTCTCTCTGGAACTGGTAGCCAACACTTTCGCTGAAACACCCACGGCGATTTCGGGTGAGTGGACATTGGTTACCCAGGACTTCACAACTTCATGGTCGCTGATGACCCCCACACCGACAGCCATTGGGACATTCGCTGTTACCCAAACTGTCATCGGCCCCGCTACGGTTTCCCCTCAAGTGGGGATTCAGATCGAATACGACGCCAGCGTGGCAGATTATTCTGGAACCACGGTCGGCGATCCCGGTTCGGATACCTACCAAATCAAGTACGGCGACATCACTCTCGCCACTTTGATGGGGTCCATCGATAGTGATCCAAACCTCCAGTCGGCTGGTATTCGGACTACTGTCGCAACGCTCGATGAGCAGAATGCCTCATTCATAAGTGGAACATCCCCTTGGGATATGGCTCTGAAGCAAGGCGATAACGTCATCGACTTTGATGAGCAGGCGTGGGGAGCCACTTCATCAGTGACCTGGACATCTCTACCAGTCTTCGTAGCGGCAACATGGACCATTCTGGAGATAGATGACTTCCTGCGGCTTGGACATGAGGTCGATCCTGCTGAAACCCGAAGTATTCAAGCCTCGTATGACGCTGCCCGCACCCCGCACGAAGTACAGGTCAGTTTCAATGCCTCATCTGGACTCACAACGATTACCTACGGGGCCAACACCACCCTCAGTGAACTGATGATGGGCTGGGAGCTTTACGTCAGTGACAACAACCTTTCCAGTCCAGCAGCGGTGACAGCGGGTAATCACCCGGCTGAAGTTGATGGTCTCCCCGGCTTGGGCGATGACAGCATCTCTGGGGCTGAACTCGTAGCCAACGGCGGGGATATTCCGTTGCTGGGCATTACGAGTGATACTTACGGTTTCTGGAGTCGCAACCTTCCCATAGCGGTGATGGGTCAGGCGACCGTTGTTACGGCAACCCAGACCGTCACACCTTATCTGACTGACTACACCTTCACTTGGGACATGCCCGAAGAGTTCGACAACGCTGGTACTGTCATCCCTGCCATCGGCAACTTGGAAGTCACTCACACGGCGGTCCCAACTACCGCTTTCGGCAGCTACTATCCCTATGGGCAAGGCATTAGCATCACGCACGATTCAACCCTCTCGACCTCGTTTGGCAGTCAAATAACAGGGATCGCACCGAATCAGATCGTAGCTATCACGTACAATGACAGCCAGCCGATAGCTCTACTGATGGCCCACATCAAGACCGTTCTCGAAGCACTGCCATTAGCTAATGGCAGCACCGTTACGGTGACACTTGGCGGGGTCGATGCCAATGCAGTACAGAGTGACCCCACCGCTAATGTAATGACTCAACTTGGAAGCCAAAGGCTCCTGTTTGATACGCCCACGTCTTTGAACTTGAACACTCCGGCCCCTGCTTCTTGGGGCTACACGGCGGCGTACAACGAATGGCAGGTTGCATGGACCATTGGTGTCTCGGGGGAAGCTAACAACCCGAACCAAGACCAATCGCACGAACTGGTGCTCTCACGGATGAGCGTACATACCCCCGAGGCACCCCCGCCTTTTTACAGCATCAGTTTTGAGTACGATTCCACGGCAGCCGCCGGTTCCGTGAATCCCGTGCAGAACGACATAAATGACCCCACGGCAGGTGTAGTTTGGAAGTACGGGGTCAATGTCTCGATGATGGACCTAATGTATGCCATTGACGTTTCTGCTTCTTGGGGAGGTAGTGATACCCCGTCCAGATTCTCGACATTGGACGGGAACACTCGGGACGAAGTTCCCGGTGGAGTGGCCGGAGACTTTACACTCGTCGCATATGACTCAGAGGGCAACGCCGCCAAGGCTCTGTTCCTACCAGCAATCCAGACATGGGATAGCACTGACACGGTGGTCCCAACCCCTGCGACATGGGACACAGTATAACCATGCTTGGAGCACTTGATGAAGCAGTTGATATTTGAGCTTTTTTGGATGGCCGGTGCCCCGATAGTCCCACTATACGGCACACCTTGTAGAGCACGGAGAGTCGAGTCTCATGGCAACAGATAAGGAACTGCTTGAAAAGTTGCGTAAGGCCCTCGAAGAAAAGGGCCATACGACAGCTTTGCGTGAACCGTGGCAAGAACACCTTGACCGGCATACCTCTGTGTCTTCAACGGCGTCTTTGCAGGCGTCCGAGATCTTCTCGGACTTCGCTGGATCGTGGGCTGCTTCCTATCAAGTAGACCCCACCGCCACAGATCTGGACAAGATCTCCAACGAGCGGCTGCCCCCTTCTCCTGCGAAGATGACCTCCAAGCTCGGTCTCCCGGGCTACCCCGAAGTCAACTTCATCCCGTACAGCCACAACACGAATCGTTTTGGCGTCAAGGGGCCATCTCTTTTAGGCCATCCGATCTCTTTCGAGGTCATCGGGCCAACCGCCAAGTCTCCCAACGTGGACTGGCAGTGGTTTCTTCAAGAAGGCTCCAGTGAAGACCGCCTCTATTTGGATCTTGGGGCGAACCTCCAAGATCCAAATGGAAGCAGTGTTCTGGCTCCTTCGATCACCAGCCTGCAAGACGGTTATGGGGATCTCTACGGTGACAACAGTCAGGCCGGGATCTATGTCATCATCACCCAGACGGGTGAGAACTCCAAGACGGACACCCAAGTAACGGGTGTTGGTGACGGCTACATCGCTCTGGAGGGCGTTGCAGGCCCGGGTGGGGGTCTCCGAGAGGCGATTCGTGCCAAGACCGGAGCCTCGAAGTATGAAATCTTCCGAGTTGTCTCCTGGTCAAACGACTACCTGCAACTCGATCCGGGTAAGCGGATTCGAGACCACTTTGACATCTCGGCCAGCACAGACCCGATCATCCGGTCGATCATGTTGGTTCGACCAAAGGCCACTCGAATGGTCTCCATCCCCGGTACAGGGGATGCGAAGGGACAAGAACGTGCCCTCGTTGTGGTTCCTCCCGAGCGGTCCCTCAACTCCGATCTGAAGCCTCCTTATGAGTACGACAACGCTGCTCCTGGCTCATGGCGAACCGAGGGGTTCTACGGAGCTTGGCCCGGTCTGGGTAATGGCGACTCAAATCTTTACGCTCAAGGGTCGTCTCTTCCGGTCCCTCGGATCGTGGGCCGGTCCCGGGCTTTGCTCCCATCTACTTTGGAAGTCCCTGGCGTACCCCCCAATCTTCTCGTACTCAAGGCCGCCACTTACTCGGGGGTTGAAGATGCGAGGGATGAGCTAAAGGCCGGGGATGTCATCCATCTCCATGAGGTCTATTCTGACGAACTTGCGGAGGTAGCTCCGAAACTGACCGCCTCACCACATGGTTGGTGGGAAGTAACCAGTGTTCCTGCCCGTGGGGGGACAGACCAGTTTATCCAGCTTCGAGGGATCGAGGAAGTAAACCCACGCACGGGTAAGGCTCACTTCGGTCCGTGGGCAATCGACGGGTCAGGCCAAGATCTCTCACAACCGGTCCCGCAGGTTTGGGTCAAGTTCACGATCCACAAGCCCATCAAAGACTTGTGGAGCAACACAGGTACGGGGTATCAGTTTGATCTGGACGCTCTGAAGAGCGCCCGCTTGACCAACTTGATTGACCCTTCTTGGGTCCGTGAGTCTGGTAAGGCCATTGAGATTGGGCACGAAACGGTCTGGGCCAAGGCCGATAAGGCCATCTTCGATACCACGTCTTCACAGCAGGGTCTTTCTGGAACGAACGCAAACCCAGGCAGCTTGCTGGACCTCGGTTTCCGAATGGTCCTCTTCCCCGCTATGGCGTCGGGGGATCATCTGGTCCCAGACTTCGCCAACCCGATTGATAGCCTGGAGGTTCGTTTAGATGAGGATGCTGCTGACGAACGGCAGTATCTCACTATCGACTATTCAGCAGGCATCGTGGTCCTCTCTCACTCCCCCAAGCTGGGGTGTGAGCTTGATCCTCATGGGTTGATTGGGCAGATCACCGACTTGAACCCTCGGGGTGAGCTTGTTCTCTTTGCTTCCTGTGTTCCGTACTCGATGGAGATGGGACAGCTTGGATCAAGCATCCGAGTCACTTCGGGAGCGATGGAGCCCGACTGGTGCCTCCCCGATTCGACCCAAGCCGATGTCTATGGTGCCCGTCACCGTGTAGATATCAAGACGGATGTTGATGGGGCACCACAGATCGTAGGCAGTCAGGTCTTGGGTCAATCCCTCGTCTTGGCGCTGGCTGTTCCAGCCACACCGATGGAGTTCAAGAAGTCCCTGGCGGCTTTCCCGGTCGCTGGTCACATCGAGATTCTTCAGTCGAGCGAGGCCCCGGCGTTTACCACAACGTCATCGACCACGGACACTATCCGACTCTCGACGTTCTCCTATAACGGAGTGGACGTATACACAGACTCGGACGGCCCGTGGGTTCGGTTGCGAAATGTCTATGGCGGTGCGGACGCTGGCAATAGCGTAACGGTCAATCACGACGGGGAGTTCCTCGTCGTATTCCGCAAGGACTTCTACCCAGAGACCGTGATCGACTCCACGGGAGACTCTGACTTCTCCTATCAGTTGGACACGACACACGGTTCTGCCAAGCGTACAAAGACCCTCCGGTTTGCTCACGCCAACCTGTTCGAGAACCTCGACGGAACCATCACGGTTTACCCAACAGCCGTTGACGGACCAGCAGAGGAACTGCGGGCCTTCTTCCCACTTGGGGGGCCAGACGACACTGCTCGATTCCATTTGGTCCCCGAGACGCAGATGTGGACCGCAGACAGCGGCCCGTGTCGGGATGATGGGGAGCATGAGGTCGGTATTGAGATCAAGCGGGGACGCTTCTTCTCGTCCATGCGAGTGGATGTTCGCCAAGACCACATGCGGTACTGGCGGTTCACCAACCTCGTATCGAAGCTGGAGCTTCAAGCACCACAAGGACTTGAGACGCCACCAGATACTTTCGTAGCCCACATCAACACCGGGCAGGATGCAACTCAACCCCTGCCTCCGCACTACATGGACTGGATGCCCCAATCTGAAGGGGCTCTCTGCGCCGTCATTGAGGGTTCAGTCATCTTCTCCAGAGGACTGGCCGAGCTTGGTAGTTCAGCGGTCTCGGCATCAACGGAAAGCGCCCGATTCGTTCTCAATGCCCGTATGTATATGGGACTCGACAGTCAGTTCTTTGCTGGCCGCCCGTCTTTCCGTGATGAGTATGCACAACGAGACACCTTCCCGTCCCGTGGGTTGGAATCCCAGATCGCAGGTATTCTTGCAGAGGCCGAAGAAGGCCCCGCCAACCCGATCAACTGGTTCGCCCACACTGCCGAGGTGTGGAACAACGACCTCAATGCTGATCGGTGGGAAGTCCGAGCCAAAGAGCTACGTGAAGACGTAAACAACCACTACGGACGGCAGCGTCATGGTGGGATGGGCAAGATTGCTTCGTTCTACACGGACGCTCTTGAGTCCCCGAACTACAAAGAAGACACACGATTGGCCTTTACGGAACGTCAAGTTTCGACGCTCCCGACCAAGCCGTATCTGTTGTCTGATCCCATCCCCCAGGACGGGATGGCGTTCCCAGAGGGCTATCGGTACATCCTAACGGTCAAGTCGGCTGACCCGAAGAACGGCAACGCCTCCAAGTGGATCACTGCCCAGGTCATTAGTACCGATGAGATGCCGGTCACAACTGATCCAAATGTTGTTGCCCACTACCTCAACAATGCGATTTACGATGGCACCGTTTCCAACAACATCGATGCAGAGTTGGACAACGCAGGGTTCTTCAAGACCCTTGGGGCGGGTGCTTCTTATGCAGCCGGTAACAGTCTTCTCGGGACGAGTACATTAGTATCCAACCTGACCCGTAACCCCATGCTTACCCGGGATGAACGCCAGTTTTTGTGGTGCGGCCCCGGTGATCCACGACACCCCGAACACGTTATCGGAGGCTCCAACGATACTGGTAAGGTTGCCCTGCTTTGCGGTGGCTGGGGTTCTGCTTCTGCTGAAAGTTCTGCTGGCAGCCATCGAGACTTTACTAATGTCGTTGTTGAGTTCACCCATACAGCAGACTTTGGAGACGCCGGGTGCTCTGGTTGTGAAGATCTGGCCGAGTTCCTTGGCGGAGACTTCGCTCTCGACCGGCCTACATGCGGGTTGTTCTTCGGAGGGCACGCATGGGAGACCTTCCAAGTCGGTGCCCAAGCCTACGGGACAGACCTTCCGATAGAGGGCTCGCAGCTATTCGTTGGCAGTCAGGTTTACACACTCACCGCCGATGACAACGTAGTACATCCCGACAAACCCTTCGTTGGCACCAATGTCCGTATTGCTTCGGGTGGTTTCGACACACTGAAGAACTTGGTTCGAGCAATCAGTACACACTCTGGGGACAGGGTGTGGATGTTCCTCCCTCCCGAGTACCTTCAGGACCAAACATCACAAGCCATTATTGAGAACGCTCCCGGTCACATTATTCGTCAAGAAGAAGATGTCACCCAACTCCGGTGGGTGGGTGGTCGTCAAAACGACCCGGCCAACCCGTGGTTGACGTTTTCGCAACCGGGCGGCGCTTCAGATCTACATGCCACTGTTTGGTGGTATCGCCCAGCCCCCGCAGTGAACACGGATGTCAATCCGTGGGAGTTTGGCAGTGGCTTGGACGGTAACAAAACCGAGGCCCGACTTTCGGATGCCCTCGGGTTCCTTCAGCGTGGAACCCCCCCGTTGGGTTCAATGGCCGGTTCCTTTCCCATTAGGGGCACCTATGGCGACACAGAGGCACTGGTCCTCGGGATGCCGAAGGGAGATAGCCCCTATTACAGTGGCCCCCAGGCAGGAACAGGGCTCCCGAAGATTCACGGCAAACATGCCATCCCGGGCTACCTGGGACGGTGGGCGTGGGACATTGAGAACACCATTGATCCTATTGATGTCACAGACCCCACTACCGCAGGCATCGGTCAGATCCTTGCCACTTACGGTGTAGGGGCTCATTCAGAGAACCATTTTTCCAGCCAGTTGGCGAACCGTACCAGTTTGGAAATGGCGGGCGTGGCCCCCGATGGGTTTATCAACACGACGCCCCATCCCCACCATCTCCAAGTTGGGGATGAAGTCACTATCTCGGGCTCATCCCTCCAGCTTCCTTGGCTCGGTGAGCACAAAGCTCTGAATGGTCGCCATCGGGTGATCGCACTCTCCACCGACCAAGATGGGAACACAGACCCGTTCAAGTTCCAGATTGATCTGGGGGACGGCACCGGCTCTGTAATCCAAGACCCAATCGACAACTTCTATGAGTTCCACGGTCTCGGGGAAGTCTCTGTTGGTAAGACCTTCCAAACAACGGATACCCGTTGTGGGTTCGGCGAACAGCAAACTGGCTACGAGTCCTTCCTTGTCTACGCAGTGGAACTGGATCGTCACGACACCGCAGCCCTTCTGAAGAAGAAAACAGTACGGGACTTCATCGGAGTCGGGGACATTATCACTGGCCGCTCATTGAGCATCGCCGGGGATGAGACCTATCCGTTCGTTCCTGTTGAGGGGCAGCGTAACGATCCTTCGTTCCACGGCCTTGTCTTTGATCCTCTCGCTCCGTTGTCTCTGAAGACCGGGGCTGTGGATGAACAAGGCGCTCCGGTAACCGTAGACAAGATCGGTAGCTCGGCCTTTACGTTCCTTGTCCATCGGACGATGAACACGGACCGGGCAGCATGGCCGAGTTCGGAGCAAGCCCAACTTGCATCGGCGCTCCCCAGTCACCTCCGAATGTCGGAAGTGCAGCCGTATGACTTCGGGTTCAGCACCCCAGACCGGGCGTTCCCGGTTGGTGAATCCTTCAGCATTTCGATCATCGCTAATGCGAACGCCATCACGTCTTCGGGGACTTTCAAGAGCCTGTATTCCGCTTTGTACGGGATACATGGAAAGGGATACACAGGTACTTCGGCCACCCCCGGTCTCGATGGCGGCTCTGTTACGTCATGGCCTGGAGAGTCTTCGATTCCCAACGCCATCTTCATGGCTGGCGGTCGGATCAACCTTCTGTCCAACCTCAACCCAACGGCCCCCGCAGGGTTGGTGTTCTCATCACCGACGCCCGGGGTCTCCGACGTAAACGCAGAAGAGCGTTATGCCACGACCTACATTGAACACGGGGTCTTTGTCTCTACGTTCAATGCCCATCATCCTTCTCCGCACTCGTCCTACAAGCTGCCTACTATTGGTGTTGGCGCTCCCCTCGATTCTGCTGGGCTCCATTCAGCGTTCTCCACTCTTCGGGGCAACACGGAAGCCCAGTTCAAGGGGGGATCTTCAATCGGTGGGGTGGGTGGTCTTCGGATCTCCGGTGACGCCACCATATGGCTGAAGAATGTTCGGGGGATGGGCGGTAAGAACGCTTACGTCCGACGCTCTCCCACTATCTATTACACAAAGTCCCCCTCGGGTGCTCCTGCCCTCGGCAACACCACTACCGGTCCCATCACGTCCTTCGGTCGTGATGGTGTCTCGGGGCACACCCCCAGTGGGTTCTCTGCTTCCAAGCGGACAACTGTAAATAGTGATGGAGCAACGCTCCATCTCCAAGAAGCGACGATTGAGATCGGCCTTACCAGGGCTGATCTTGCTTCATTCCGATACGCCACAGGCAACCCCGAGTTCCCTGCGTTGCGAGACGATGTTCACGAACCCTTACAGGACCAAGACAGCGACGGTTATTGGGATGACCAAGGCGAGGGCGAGCGTATGCTCCACTACGCCAACGCCGTCGATTCCGTAGACCTCCCTGTTCCAGCCCGGTTCTTGACTGGCAGCTATCTCACGCTATCCCCCACCCAACCCCCTGGTTGGGATGAGGCAGGAAGTCCGAATACCCGGTCAAGCAGCAAGGTGCTTACGGATCTTCGACTTGACGAACAAGGTAACCCCACCCTCACCAACCCCAATGACGGGTCTTGGAGGATTACGGGCGTACCGATGATCACGGCGAGCTTCCGTACCTCTGGAAGTATCGACGGGTACGGTGCCTCGGTTTATCAGACTTTCCCCGCAGGGGATGGGATGAGCAGTGGTCCCGTTGTGGACACTACCTCTCCTGACGAGATCGTCCAGGGCACTGGTTTCCAGGGCATGTCTGCCTCGGCCTCCGAGTCTTCCATTGTGGCGGTTCTCCAAGTTCGGGTGGAGCGGTATTCCCTCATCTCGTCTAATCCCGCATTGGACGAGGGCAGCCTTTTCCATCACCAGTTCGTCCCAGAAAATGCAAACCCAGGCGAGTTCCGTGACGGGGAAGGCATCGCACTGGACTCTGTGTTGTCCCACACTTGGTCTATCTCCGCCGACCCGGGAGGGGACTCCCCCATCCTCGTTGCAGAGGTAATCGATCCAGGCGGTTCACCCACGGGTGCCCCGGCCTCTTTGCATGGCCTGACCTTCAACCCGAAGGTGTTGGCTTCTGGAGCCAACACGGTTCCTATGCGCTTGGTCCCGGTGTTCTCCCGCACCCCGCAGACTGATTCGATAGCAGGAATGGATACCCGTCTAATGGGCATCCATTCTAATCAAACGCATCGTGGCGAAACTCGCAGCTTTGCGATGTTCACGGTCAAGGGTGTTGGCCGGTCTCCGGTTATCTGGGATACCGCACAAGAAACCTATTTGCGTGCGACGATCTTCTCTTCCCAGAGGGCAGACCGTCTGGATGATCTGATCAGTAGTCAGACGACCCAGGGTGTCTTCGAGAGAGACCAGACTGGTCGAGTGAGCTTCGTTGGACACCCAGCCCGATTGGGCTTGGGCGTAGTCCTTGATGGAGGGCTCGGCCTTGTTTCAGCCCGAGCGTTCCGAGCGCAACCCAGGTCTCCAGTAACAGACACGGTTGGTTCGTTGACGGTATTCGGCCATAACGCCGCCTACCCGATGCTGAATCTGCTGAAGCCCCGGCAACACGTTGGAGTGGAGCTACCCTCTACCTTCAACACAGTTGAGTTCTACGAAGACACTGTAATCGTTGGGCCTCTTGGATCGTTGATCTTTGATGATGGTCGAGCGGTTCACGGCTTACCGGCGATGGACATCGCCGGTCGATATGCTTCGGCGTCATTCAAGTCGTCTCCACACCGTTTGGGTATTGGTGTCACCAAGGGGTACGCCGCTGCGGGCGCTCCTGGCGACAACTGGAGCATTGGAGACCTAATCACTCGGAGCGATACGCTGTTCCCGTTCACGGTAGCAGGTATCAAGTTCCATTCCCCAGGCGGGCTCGTTTACGAGCGTGCCTATCGCAGTATTGATGCGAGGACCGGTCCCAAGTCGATGTTCCTTGGGAAGAAAGCCCAGGCGGGTATCCGTGGGCTGGAGATTCCGTGGACTGGAGAATGTCTCTTGTTGCCGAAGGGGCCGCCGACGATTCACGGTAAAGGCCATGCCAACTGGCGCTGGACAAATGACAGCAGTGGTTGGGACTACTTTGACTTTGGAGAGGCGAACCGGGCCACGGGGCACACCCCCTTGGATACACCTCTTTACGAGTTCCACGGAGGCTATGGGCGAGGACATCTCGAACCCCACTTCCCCGTGCTTCCCGGGCCTATCTTCGACACGATGACCACATCGGGGGTCCAGACCAACCTTATCTCCCCAGACTCTTCCGCTGGGGTGTCACAGCACCGTGGACACCCAGGCAACGTCTACATGGGCTATCGCCACAGTTTGAGTCGAGATGATGGCGACATCTTCAAGACTTGGAATCACTGGAATAGCAGCGCAGAATCTTTCACCAAGGTTGCTCGCCAACAGATGCGGGTTCTGGATGGGATGGTTTTGGAGGACGTGACTAACGGCACATTCTTCACTATCGGCGACATTGGCCGGATGGATGAGATGGTCAAGGGCACGATTGAGCTTGTGACCGACTTTGGGAGCGCCAACGTCGATTCGTGGGATAGTAAGACCATCATCATTGTCGTTCAAGATTGGGATGACTACGTTGAAGAAGAAGATGGAGACGATGGTTCTGGGGACGATCTAATCACGTTCGTCATCTACTTCGTGGATGTCATCTCTGACCCAGAGACTCAAGTTCAGATCTCTGACGCAACGGACCCGGCAGAGAAGGCCAAAGAAACCGTCGATAACCTGCTTCAGTTTATGGCATCTAATGACTGGTTCCGTGCTAACAACGTCGGTTGTGTCTTGGATCAAACTGGTTGGGACGAGAAGACGGTCCTCCGCTTCAGTGGTCCGGTTTCAGCAAGGCATGAGGCTACTTTCATTACCGGTAGCAGCGTTAGCCCAGTATCGGGGCAGGCTCCTTTCTCTCTCGTACCAAACAGCTTTAGTAACTACCGTTGGCACAGGGGAACTGGTAAGCCGGGGGAGACTTTAGAGCTTGGTCAGTGGGGCGGCGAGCGTACTGTGAAGCGGTCTTCCACAGGCGGTTCAGTAACAGCAGGTGGCGGCCAGCCCGGTACTACGGTGTTCCATTTCCTCCAGAACGCCCCCGAACAGGGCATTAGTGGTGGGAGCAACATTATTGCTCCCGGGGAGAAGATCACCTTTGGTGTGTCTCCTGGGCCACCCGATTATCAACAGAACTCCACAAGGATTGGAGCATACTCCTACGCATCGCAGCTTGAGATTGATGTTAGTGACTCCACCCTGACGGGTGTCACCATCGCTTTCAGCACCACCGACCCGAGCGTGGACCCCACACTTTGGGCGAGCGGCGCAGGGCACTGGCAAAGTAATGAGTTCAACCCTGGAACTTCTGGGGCCAAGGTACTCGTTGAGATCATCGGGGATGGGGACTCTTCTGGGGCCGCTGCGACTCCACAGCCGTTGTGGTACTACGGGGTCACGTCCAGCGGGGACATCCTCGCAGGCGGGTCCGTCACCGTAACTGGGGGAACCTCGGCCAATGAGGTGGCTCTGTCGGTCCACCCGGGCAGCGGGTATCCTTTCCTCGACGTTGACGGGGCCGGTATTGTAAACGTCGGTATCGTCACTACTTATTCGATCCCCAGTAGCTACACCACCGACTACAACCTCCTTTATGAGTCGGTGGCTAAGACAGGGTTCCTCAACGTAATGGCACTTACCGCTGTTGCAGACACGCCTGGACCCTTCCAGTTCCAGATCGTCAACGGGGACAATAAAGCGACCTTCATCAACTTGGTCCAGGCGTGGAATAACGCCCCCTGGCACGAAGTATTTGACTTCGCCAACTGCCCAGGATTGAACTACGCCCCCATCGCCCGTCTTATCGGGCAAATCGAGCGGTATTCTGAAACCAGCAGCCAGACTTATTCTGGGCAGATTCCTGCTTATCCTTGGATCTGGGCTGTCGAGTTTATGACACGAGAGATCGGCCCCGATACATCCAATGGGGCCTTCTTTATGAAGAAGTCCAGTGGGGTTGATGGTAACGGTGATCCGATTTGGGACTACCTGATGACTTTGGGTGAGGGAAGTTCCACCGAAGTCTTTATCAATGGGGGTATGGGACTCGACATCTCCAAAATAGAGGCAGCGGCAGAGGTCTATGGCGGTACCGACCCTAACGGTGATGTAATCCCCGTTAGACCGTGGGACGCAGGCCCCTTCTGGGAGGGGTGGGAGATTGATGGCCTCATTATCGAACTGATCCCCTTCGTCAATGGTTACACCCCCGAGTTGATCTTCGATCTCAATGGGCACTATGACCCGACCAAAGACCTCTTTAGTACGCAGGAAGCCGGTTACGGCGACCGGGTTGACGGTGGGATGGTCCGGCGTAATCTGGCAGGACACCTGTATCGGGTCGTTCCAAACGTAGAGTTCGTGCCTGTGCTTGGTAAGCGTGGCGTGGACGGCGGCCTACTTCCCCCGTTGGCTAACCCCCATGATCCACAAAGCGTAATCCCCAGCGCAGATGCCGTCTTCTATTCTGCTGGCTACAACTTCCGTGGAGCTTCTTCACACGGGGTCGGGGACATTGGACGATCTCTCTACATCTGCGGGACACACAACTATGTCTACACTGGTTGGTGGACCATCATCGACGTGGTGGAAAACTACCCCCTTTCAGTATTTGATGACTTCACTCTTGGCCGCCCCGAGAATGGTGACCATTCTCTCCGTACCGTAGCGGTTCTTCGTAAATCGAATCGAGGGAACGGAACACGAAACCCGGCAGATAATGGGTTGAACCAAGGGGATGGGGCGCTGCCGTTGCAGTATCGACCACCCCGAGTCCGTATGGGGATGAATCACCAAACCAATGGCTTCCCGCAGGGCGATAAGAGGGGAGCGACCCATTACGGCTTTTTCTCCCAGGGGTCCGTAACAGGAAAGCGGCCCGAATATAGCGACTTGTGGTTGACAGTCACTTTGTCCAAGGGAGGCCCAACCGAAGCGTTACATCGACAACAGTGGCGTGTCCTCACAGACGATATGTGGGACGGGATCGTCTACGACATCGACTCTGATGGAGTCATCTTCCCCCTCGCCGCGAACCCAAGTCTCCAGGTAACGGATGCTGTTAGCTTGGCGACGTACTGCAATCAAGACGTTCGTACCAACGGAAAGGCTGTCAAGTTCCCTGCCGGTCACACCCTAAGCAAGCCCTGGATCAGATGGCAGACCGACCACAATGTCTCTTCCGTGTACGGAACAGCCGTGGTTGTCAGCTACAACACGAACGAACTGAAAACCTCTCCCCACGCCTCTGAATGGTTGTGCGGGCCGGGTGGTCGGTTGCAGATCAACTTCTTCTCCAACGCCTCTGTGGGATTTCAAGGCGGCGATCCGAGCGCAGGTGCCCAATACACTATGGGTGTTGGGTTCTTGTCCTTCACGGGCCACAACAGCGAGCTTGACGCCACAACGGGAGACCGAAACAATCACCTCTGGGCTCATCCTGTAAAGCTGTACGGGAGCCAACCCAGTGACGGCATCCTTGAAGTTGACGCTGGTATGCACGTCAACTCCGCAGCAGGCGGGTTGCGATGGGTGTTCTCGGCCCCTCTCGTTGAAGAAAACATTGGATCGTATCTGCATCTTACGAAGCCGTCCGTGTATCGCTTCTCGAAGAAGCTGGCTTCGCAGAAGAATGCCGATGTCTCTTACGAAGAGGACTTCCATTGGACCAGTGGATATCCCCGAGAGGGCGATACTTACTGGAACTCTACGGACATCTTCCGAGTCAACCGCTGCCCGAACACCATGAACATGATGGTGGGTGGTGACTGTGAGACTTACTCACCGGAGATCATCCGAGTGTACCCCTCTGCCGAAACGGAAATCGTTGACGAAGGGGCTACGGATAGCGGTCAAGGCCGGATGATCATGTACTCGCCGCTTGGCGTGTGGGGTAACTGGCCGGATAGTGCGACAGGATCGTTGCCCGCATCTGGTTCTGTCAATGAGCCTGTGATCTACGCTCTTCAGCCCATCGCCCGGGAACGCATCGTCTCTATCAAGGCGTCTGCTGGCAGTTCCAATGTGGTTCGGGGTGCGGGTTATGATCCGATCCAGGGGTCAATGAACGACTCGGGGTTGACCAACGACCGATTGGGTCGAGGCCCCCTCTCCGGTGTTCACGTTCAAGAGCATATGGTCGGCGATGTGAGCAGTTCGCATGTCAGCCCCACTGGGATCATCATGTCCTCCCCGTGGTTGCTGTTATCTCGGGCAGATGCTCAACGAGCAGTGCCGCAAGCTGACGGCCCTTATTCGATAGCAGAGGCGGCGGAGGATCTTGGGCAAGCTGGGAACAACATTGGATCGAACTTCTTTGGGGACACAGCCAACTGGCTGCTGAACAGCCACGATCCAATCTGGGTGGACCCCGAGCACGGTGAATGGACTGGTGATCCACAAATCTCCAATGAAGCCCAAGATTCTTACTTCGGACTCGGACAGGTTCCTTCTTACTTCTACTCTCTCTATGCGTGGGCACCTGCGGGGCAGTGGTGGGAGACTTTGATTCCCAACCTCTCCGAGACGCAGGGTCAGTACAACGCAAGCTGTACGCCGCCGACTATGCGCTTTGATCTAACAGAGGCTTACACCCAGGCCATGCAACCCGGTGGCGGAACCAACTCGCCTTACCCGAACCACGCCCCAAAGGGCGCTCGCCTAAACCGAATCTGGGTCAACTTCGGCGTGTGGGGTAACGAACCCCAAGGTCGGCATACACAGCTTGGTCTTCCCGGGTACAAACAGAGTGATAACACGACAGCGCCCAACGAGGTTCTTAGCGAATACCACATGGCGTTCAACTTGGTCTGTGAGCTTCCTGGTTCACAGGCTCGACTGAAGCCCCGTGACCACACCTATGTCCAACTCAAGTGGGACACCTCCGCTCAAGGGGCCTATTACACTGACACTTATTGGTACGGGACTACGATTACGATCCGACACTCCGATACGATGGGCAACATACAGTCCCTCGTTTTTGAAGCTGTGGAGCAGGCTGACCTTACGGCACTGGACGGTGGGGGAGACCCACTGTACGAAACGTCCGACCATAACCTTGGTAGTATTGGCCCATCACAGACACTTGGGAAGTATGTGGTCCCCCTTGACGCACCGGGTGTTGTCCCAAGCGTAAATCATGTGATCGCTGCTCGGAGGCTGGCGGCTGAAATCAACCGGGTGTCCACAATCGCCAGCGATCCCAACCACAACGACTATGACCCAAACCTCTCATCGTTCAACCTGACGGCTTACGCCGTGGGTACCCGGGTTCGGATTGAGGCCAATGTCCCGGGAGACTCTGGGTTCGAGATTCGGTCCCATCATTCTTACTACTATATCGTTGGGATGACGACGAGCCTCTACCAGCCGCCTCGTATGGTTCTGGAAGCTGGAAGCGTAGTTGACAACACGCCTACGGCGTTCCGCACTTTCCGAGGGGGCGCACCCACAGAGCTTCATACTGGAACGTGCAGCTTCCCCTTTGGGGACCGAGCACCCAACGCTTTGGCAACCTACAACGCTTCCCAGCTACACCATACGGACCAAGGCTCTCGGGCTCCCGGTGGCACGGTGGTCATTCCCCTGTACTGCAACCGTGAGGCAGGAGACCTAATGCCTAACGTCATGGAGCGGTATGTAGACGTTGGCCCGTATTCCGAGATTGGCTACGGCCAGTTGACTCCCGATTGGGCGTTGGGCAGCTATGAGTTTGGTTTCGGGGCGGGTGAATCTGAATGGCCGTGGAAGAGGACCACGATGCCAATCGAGAAAGCGGTGCTCCAGGGGGAGATGCTGACAGTGATCAAGATGCTCCCTTGGTATCTTGGCGGGCATATGTGGAACCTCTCGCTGAATGACGCCAGCTTTTCCATGTATATGGGGAACGCCCATACGCCGGTTGTGTGGGGTGGTATCGACTTCGACACTGCCAACTCCAACCCAGGTGGGTTCCAAGGTGAGCAAACCGAACGAGGACAGTTCACGGCTCCATTCCTCAAGCCGGAATACAGCATCGCTTTGGCGTCTTTGTTCCCACGCTTGTCCCGAGTCGGTGGTGGTGTCCGAGACACCTTCACGTCAGGATTGGTAGCAAATGGTGACATTTTCCGCCGCTCTGCTAATGGCACCACAGGGAACGGGCCAGCTTCTTTGAGTGCTGCTGCCATGACAGGGATTGTTGTGGCTCACAACGCCACCAGTCCTCGCCCACCGCTCCGTACCGATGGCGGCCTTATGTTCGGCGCAGAGACATCACCCTCCTATCCCAATGACCAGGATGAGTCTTATGGGTATACATCCAGCGGGCAAAGCGGTACGAGTAAGTTCTCTGCAAGGTCACCGGGAACTTGTCCTCATGCGTTTACGATTGCTCTTACTCCGGTCGGGGATCGCTTTGATCCACCAAGAGGCGAAGATGGGCATCGAGTCTCTGTGTCACCTCATGGGATTCATGCGGCCAAAGATCCGGTTTCCGGTGATCTCGTACCCCGGCCCTACTCATGGGATGGGGACCAGCGGCTTCCGTTCCACGGTAGGACTTTGCAGCCCTACACCGACCGACCCTTCAAGGTGGGCAACTGGTTGGATGAGGTACTGAAGGAATACGGGATCGCCACTCCTTCTGGGTCTATGTTGCCGCCCGGTGCCCGAATCTTCCTTGAAGTGGCGACAGGTCCAGGCCCCGGTGTTGTAAACGCCATCGACAAACAATACTGGATGGAAGGCCAAGATGAGTGGGCACGAGTCTCAAGTGGGTGTTGGGTCGGTAGTGTGAAATGTGCCTTTGATGTCGAAACGGCTGATGGCACAGCTTACACAAGAGATGTGAATGTTCTCGGCGATGAGGAGGATCGGTAGCCAATGCGTGTACTTGTTGATCTAACGAGTCATGTGACGGCCCTAACGGGCTCGTTGCCCGACCCCGATCCTGTAACTGGAGTCCCCGGCACCCAACTTGGTGTGTCCGGTATTACTCAAGTTGAAAAGGATGCGGATCTCTATGTCCCCGTTCCTGTGAACGGGAAGTACATCGTTCCTATCCCCGAAGGACTATCGGTCCATGTGGATAAGGACTCTAAAGTGCTTCCTATTGATGGGAAGGATATCTCCAGCAAGGCGTATGCGGAGCTTCTGGCTCGATATCCGATGTATGGGCATATCTACTTCAACCCCTTGCTGACCGTCTCGAACCTTATGGAGATTGATCCGGTCAAGGAGTTTCGGGACAACTCGGTGAAGCCTCCAAGATGGTTCTCCGGTCGCTATCAGACTGGTAGGGCCGTGGAAAACCACCCCCAGAATGGGAACGCTCCCAACTCAACGGCGGTGCTTCCGATCAATGCAACGGTTGATCCGGCACGCCCTGGGATGCTCATTACTGAAGAAATCGACCTCACCCCCTATACCGGGGAAGCGGGGACGGACGAGTTCATGGCTTATTGGAGGATTTACGTCTTCGATACGAGCCATGACATTTCGGGAGGGTTGTTCGGACAGCACGCAGGGGTCAACGAACCCGCTATTCGTTCAATCATCGAGATAGATCAAGAACCTGAAGGGTTCACAACGTATTTGACGATTGACGATGGAGTGAACTGGTTTGAAGTTGGAAGGTTGGAACCCATCTCGTTTTGTTGCAAGGTTACCAAGGTACGCCTCGCTTTCCGAAACGACTCCCCAACCAAAATCCATGTGGCTTCATTTGCCTTTATGTTTTGATATGAGTGGCGGGAAACATGGCTGAAGATTTCGGAAATGGCGCAAGTCGCACACTCTCTGCACTAATGAGGCAGTTTTCTGCCGTTGTATGGCAGAAGGGTAAGCCGCCGCTGGATTCGGAACTCAACTTGATGAGTCAAGTTGAGGCCGAACGACTGCGGCAAACTGTCAAATCTGTGATGCACAGTGGATGGTTGATTGATCCGACGAGGACCAAGATTGACTTCAGTTGCTCTAAAGACTGGAGCAACTACTTCGTCTTCGGTAAGCAGAAGTCAGGAGAAAAGGAACCTCTCCTGTTTGCTAACGTCAATGGATGGGTCATTCCCGTTGCTGGCACTTTCACCGAGACTGAAGAAGAGAAGACAAACCGCATCCGTCTGAACCCGCCACCCGCAACAGACAGCCGGGTGGATTTGGTGTTCTTGGAGGCTTGGCAGACCCTTGTCGCCCCCAACCCGAGCGAGGCCAACAAGCCCGCCGTGGATAAGGTCTGGAAGTACGGCAACGTCGAGTACGGCGGGTCGAATATCGAAGACGATCTGGAAGACCCGACTATTGGGTTCGAGACCTCCGAAAGATGTCAGATTCAATACCGCATCCGTGTCTATGGATCGGGTGCAGGTCTTGGTGCTGGTGTAGCTCTCGATAAGTATCCAGACGGTCTGGGAGACCTCAACATTCTTGGTCAAGGTACACAGGACGCTCCTGTGGCTGGTTCCTCCTTCGCTAATGTGCGGGAGAAGTTGGATGACCCATCGCTTTGGCGTGCCGGTGACGGCGACCCAAACAATGCCTTGGGGACAATCGACGGCTACGTCTATGCTATCCCCCTCTGTGCAATCTTCCGGCGTAACACTAATACCTTTGTGGCTGTGACTTCGGCAGGGAACCCAAACCAGAACGGTGCCCTTGATCGAAACCCATCTACGGGACAGCTTGCGGACCCCCGAGAAGGGGCCAAGGCTCTTGCAGTTCCGACTTTGTTGGACAACCTGCTGGCCGATTCCTTGGGGACAGTACAAGTAACTGGTCTCATTGGATCTGGGTTTGATGACACGTTGCATCTCCCCGAGGGTCTTTTCCTTCAGGTTGAAGATGAGATCATCGGGATTTCAGAAGTAGACGTTACTACGACCCCCCCGACCATTACGTTAGAAGACCGTGGCCGTTACGGAACCCACGCCACGACGCATTTAGCGGGCTCACCGATTCAGTTCTTCAGTGTCCGACCTGATGGGTTGTTCGCTGATGAGGTTCATCCAACTGATATCTTGGATCTCCGACGAGCCGTGACTCCCGGCGAGTGGGATTACCACCGTCTTCTTGAACACAACATCGCCGCCCTGGCGAAGAATGACCTGCACTCCACCCATAAGAGGTCGGCTGCGGGAGATACCGAGGGTCCAGTCGTTGCCGAAGTCAGCTACATGCTGGCGGACGGGTCCACAGATGTTCCAAACCATACAGAGGGCTTGGACGGTCCAGACGGCACCCGAATCATCTTCTCCGATGCTTGCAGTGTGCAACAGCAGGTGACGTTGCTTCTCGATAATGATGCCACGCTCACCCAAGGTGCAGTCAATGATGAGTTCGACTCCAATGTTGGTTGGGATGTAGCACCAGACTTCAAGCCGAGCGGCTGGGTCAATAACGAGGGCAGCACCGGCTCTTGGACCAACGGATCAGTCATCTTCCTCCATATTGGGGGCGAAGACGGTAGCGGAGGCGCACGGGCGTCATTCCGTTCTGGGTCCGACAAGAAGGTGCGGTTCGTCACTCCCAAGGAACATTGGAAGACGGGCTACCCTACGGTAAACCCTCTGAACGGCAACCAATACCCCGTCACAGTGCAGTTCTTGGGGGCACCGGCTCACCAGCCGATGGCTCTCTATGAGCAAGACGTGGACGCCCACGCACTCAAGAAGCACCCGGGTCCGATGTACCCCTATCGACGGCTCAACTTCGAGTCCCCTTTCATCGTGTTGGGTGGTCTGCTTGATTCATCTTTACGCATGACTGGTCTGGCCGTTGCGACCAAGTACACCGCTATTGCACAGGCGGAGGGCTTCTGTGAGATCCAAGTTGATGTGAACTTCGACACCGAAGGGGTGTACCACACTACGGAACACGGACAGTTCGAGAACGACCCCTCCACGGTTTCTGCCCCACTCTTGCGGGGTAGCCGAACGCTATACGGCATGTTGACAGACGAGGGGAGAGACCGCACAGGCAAGTCTTCCGAAGTCTATGTAGTGCTTTATGGGGACAATGCGTCAGGGGGTCGAGTCAACAATGGCTGCTTCCGAGTCATTGGGGCCGGGACAGCCGGATACACGGAGCACTCTGCTGATGATGCCTACTCTATTGTAGTGGCCCCTCTTGATCCAGAGTTCACTACGTTCGACACCACCACGGGCGGTGTTGTCACTGCCGAGTTCCGTTCCCAGTACACCAATGCCGAAGACGGTAATGGACTGACAACCGGAGACCCTGCTCTTTGTATCGTATTGACCGACCTTGGCGGGTTGGCCGACCATCCTTGGAACAAGGCTCTTCTTGACGATACTGTTGGGGACTTTGATTATTCGTTCCCAATCGACGCAGCAAGTGGTCTGGTGAAGATCGACGCCAAGCTCGTTCTATCGACTACGCTGCTTTATCACCCGGGACGTGGAGCTATGGCTCGCTTGCCGGATAGCCTCACCCGGTTCTCGCTAACAAACGCTGATAGCACCTACCTACGACAGTCTCCTGGGGCGCTTGACACCACTTTCTCTGCGGCGTCTGGAACCCCAGGGAGCGAAACCTTCTTCGATCCAGTTCATGTCCAGCTTTGGAATCGTTTGCCGTCTTTGGGTTGGGATGCTCCCGTTGCTCCTGGCTACGGTGGCCGCATTGTTGCGAACACAGAGCAGGATCGAGACAACGAGTTGTTCATCGACCGTGGCAGTAAGACGGTAGTCTTCCGTCCGTACCGTTACCGTCAAATGACGTTGAACGGTATTACGGTTGGTCTGAACACTACTGTTGATCCCTGTGGTGGGGCAGTGGTTGAAGTGGGGCTGGACGGTAACTACCTCTACCCAGACACTACTCCCAAGGACGCCCACGAACTGTTCACAGGTAGCCTCGCTACTGGCAAGAGAATGGGGTTCCCCATTCCCACAGAGGCCATGCCTCGGTTTGGTCGCCAGGACATCCCTTACTTCCAAGACATCACAGGGAATGGGTCGGGGACTTTCCTTGCGGGCATCAACCATATGTTCTGCGATTCGACCACGTTGAACAACGAGGTCTTCAAGATCATCGGTGGAGAGGACAACGAATCGAGTGGCTCCCAGGTCAAGCCGATATTCTTCCGAACCGGCACCCCCCAGGATTATGGGCACGGCGGCACAGTCATCGGAATAGTGGACAACAAGCCCTACTACGAAGCTCGCAAGGTCTCTGATATCGATGAGTCCACCGAGAAGGGTACGGTTGTTCGCACCAAGTTCCGAACGGTTGTCTCCAGTGATTTTGGTCCCGGTCTTGACGGTATCCAACTGCCGCCGTATCTCGGAGTGGCCCGGTTGTACGGGGTCTACGACTACGATGATTACCAGTCGAAGGGTGGCCGCAGCTTTGAGTCAGATCGTGTGACTCTTGAGAATGACCCGGCTACGAATCTTCTACGCACGGATGCTACCGAGCAAACCTTGTTCATCATGCGGGATGGCGCACTCGATCTCACAGGCGAGACCGGGGACCATACCTATGTGATCCCCTCCAACGTCATCGATGTGACGCTCTCTCCGAAGCACAAGCTCAACGACTCGACCTCCCAAAAGGAGACTTTCAGGGACTTCGAGTACGTGGTTGAGATGACAGTGTTCGGGTTCTCCAAGGAATGGATCAACGGGAACAACTACGTGCTGGCTCGCCGTCACGATGCCCAAGGCAACTTGGTTTCCGATGGGGACAACGAAGAGTTGGAAGACCTCTCGATGGTCTTCCCCTGTGCTGCTTCACTGAACAGCGCAGTGTATTCACTCTACAACCGCACGGTCTACCAGGGTGACCCCTACATGACCCGTGCTGGTGCGGTCCGAACGGTCTCCGACTATGAGCATCGCTACGGACAAGTCTCTGTTGCAAATGCCTACGAGCTTGTTCACCCGATCCAGCAGTTCAACGACCAGGGTGAGGCGCAGGTCCAGCTTCCGAACCCTCGGATGTTTGAAGTCTTGGCCTCTATGGACTTCTACACCACGCTTGGGACAGGTAAGATCGGCGGCCACCTCTATCCAGGCACGTTGTTGGATGTTGGCTACACGGAAGACACCCTGAGTTCTTCTCGAAGAATCCCTGGATCATCCGACGACTCGGCATGGCGAGTTCTGACCCGTGCCTTCACCGAAGGCCAGAAGACCAACAGCAACCGAGCAGAGGCAGAGATTCGGTTCCTTCCCGGCTCTGTTAGTGCGATGGACGGGGCAACGATCACGATCACCGATCTGGACGGCCTCTCCTTTGACTTTACAGCGAGGGCTGCCCTTACTGATGAGGTTGTACTTGGAGAAGACGAGTTCCGTATCGTTACAGGATATCGTCCCCTCGTTTGGACCCAACAGTTGGACTTCCCCGCCCTGCTCCCCGGCGAAAGCACCTCTTTCACTATTGGTGCAGACGGTAGCGGAGAGAACTACGAGACCCACATTCTGAATAACGCAGGACTTCGGTTCGGGAATACCGTAGACATCAATGCGATGACGGGGGCTGATTACCCAGAGAACTTGATAGTCCAGGCGCTCGTTACGAACGATAACGTCCTCAAGGTTACCGCTACCAACTCGGCGGCGATGGCTGTTCGACATCCTTCAGTCAAGGCCCAGCACGCATGGGACGGCACGGATGGGGTGGCCTCTACAGGAAGCGCCCCGGTCACAATCTTGGCGCACACTGCCCACACCAGCACTGCAATCACAGTAGCCGGGGCGGGTCTCAATGATGTGGTTCTGGTCAACATTCACGGGATAGACAGTGATAACGATGACGAATGGGACGGCCCCGTCTCTGGGATCATCGCTGACGGCTATGTCTCTCAAGCGGGTGAGGTGAAGATACGTCTCACGAACACCACGGATGCAGATATCGCATTAGAAGATTCTGCTGTGACTTACGAGATTCGGGTCTTCTTCGCAGACGTGGAAGCCACAACGACTGATCCAGTCGCCCAGAACTTTGTCATTCGGGCTCTCGATACGCATCGGGACGTTGAACTCACAGCCAACCGCTTTGCCATAGCTGTCAATCGACGCACTGGAATGGGGAACGCTATTCAAGCGATGGCCGCTCATGCTGACATGGTTCGGTTGATTGGTGTTCCCACAGGTGCCGAAGGCAACGGCTTGAAGGTAACGACCACCAGGGACAACTCGGGTGCCAACGTGGACGCCGCAAAGACGGTAGCGAGACTGTTTCAGATCGTTGTACCGCACTCCAACAACCTGCCCATTGATTCGTTCCTGGGGGCGGTGTTTACATCAGCCTATTTCCGAGGTGGTGCAGACATCCCTATGAACGCCGGGGACGGCACCAGTCAGATGGGTCTGACTGGAATGACGGACCGGTTCCCCTTGGGGATCTTGCTGCAAGACAGTGATTTCGTGTGCGAGAATCCGCTGAACGACCAAGCTACGGCGATGAAGACCAGTCCTTCGGGGTTACGTCCGATTCAGACCATGCTTCCTTTGTCGGAACGTGGTGAAGAACACGACCGATTCATGGGTGAGCCGGGTGAGATGGTCAGCATGTCAGACGGCTCTATCTTGGTTTACACGCCGTTCCATGATGCCAACCGTCCGACAGGCACCCACAACTACCGTGTCTATCGTGGTGGCGGGGCCGTGATGGCGATGTCAGGCAAGAACCCAGGTGGCCCGGTGGATTGGGTCAGTGAGTCTCTGATCGCCCCCCTGAAGCCCGTTCTGAAGGCCGGAGCACTGTGTTGCAAGGCTATGTTGGTTCGGAACTTCGTGGAAGCCGCTTTTGCCGACCCAATGGAGGTCTCGGCGGGTGACGAGATCCAGATGATTATGATCACTCATGGCGTCCTTGGATCGGGGAACACCCAGAACAACGGCGTGATGATTGCTGGCACAATCAGTCCCACTGGTTATGGTGAAGGCTATGCTGCCGCAGACCGGTATCGTATCGACGGTAAGCCCATGATGGGCTCTGCCCACTCCAGGGCACATCGTCCGTTCGATGCTGTTGAGCCAGTGCCGCTCATTACTGATAACGATCCTATCGAGTAGGAAGAATATGCCTTTCGTAAGCAGAGCCGAAATCGACCAGAAGGTGCTTGTTGCATCAATGGACACGTATAGGCAACGACTACGGCAAGCACTCCTTGATCCTGCCCTCACTGGTGACCAGCGGCAGAACATCAAAGAACGGCTCACTAATCTTGGACAGCCCAAGGTTTACCGTGAAGATACACCACCACCACCCGGCGCTATCGAACTACCAGTAGATAACGAAATCTGATTCGTTCGGTAGAGTACCCCGGCTAATACGACGATACTGTAAGGAGATCGACTATGTTGAAGCATTATCTGGTAGCTACCGTTGCTGCTTTTCTTTTGATCACAGCCGTTCCGGCATCTGCCGAAACCCCAACTAATACCGGCAATACTGCTGTTGCCACCACCACTGCCACCACCGGCAATACTGCCGAAACGGTGACAACTGCGGGCACCAACACTGCCAAGACGGTGACGACAGAAGCAACGGGCACAGCAGGCACAGTGGCTACTGGTGAAGAAGCCAAGCCTGACGCCACGTTTGAGGCTACGGGAGAGGGCCTGGAAGGTCAGCTTTCCGATGAGCAGATGACTCAGGCCGTTGACGCCATGATCCAAGCAGTGGGAGATGAAGCAGGACCATTCGCGTTCCTGGCTCTTCTCTGCATGTTCATAGGGACACTCCTGAAGAACATGGTGCTGCCCCGAGTGAACATGGACAAGAAGTGGACCCCAGTCGCTACGATGGGTGTGTCTTGTCTTGCTGCTGTTGGCTATTGCATGTGGGCGGGTGTTCCGGTGCTGGAAGCCTTACCGACCGTGGCTCTCGCTGTGGCAACCGCCGTTGGCGGCTACGAGATGGTCGTGAAGCACGTCATGGCGCTCGTCAAGTCAGACAAAGAGGCTGAAGCCTAATACAACTCGACCCCGCTCTCTGCCCCCAGGGTAGCAGCGAAAAAAGCCCCTTACCGGTTCGCCGGTAAGGGGCTTTTTAGTTCTAACTGTCGTCTTGTTTTCGCTGATAAGACTTGCGGTGGAAGACCGCTTGGGATGCGTGTTCACGGTGCGGCTGGTGATTCCGGTCTTCTGGGATTTCCAGGGTGTACCGCATCTTCCGCTTACCCCCAACCGCTGCAAGGAGCGTTCGTAACGCATCTGCGTGGGAACCCCCTCGACCGATGACTTTGCCTACGTCTCTGGGATCTACTGTGAGTTCGAGAATACAGGTGCGTGACCCAACGACTTCCAGACACGATACTTGGTCTGGATAATCTACGATCTCTCGGATTACCACTTCAACTAACTGCGGCACATCCATGACGGTCTCTCCGTTACATTTTGATTATGATACAGCAAATCCAAGGATTGGAAATGCTGTTGGAGGCGGGGGGTATGGAACTTTGATTAGAGCCAAGGCCGCTCTCTCCAGATACGACGGTAACTTCTCATTTGGTGGCGGGCGTACCTGCGGGCACCTTCACCGCTGCCATTATAGATCCTAAAGGCTTCTTGAGTATCGCCTCGGCTGCGTTTGTTGCACCGCCAGAGGATATAAGCCGCCGCACGTAGGTTGGTGAGGGGTTTCCACAGATCTTCCTTGGAGGAAATGCCAAGCTCCTTCTTGAGTGTTTCAAGCCACACTCGGGGGTAGATCTGGGTTAGCCCAATCTCCCCGACTTTACCAAAAGCCTTCTGTGAGCACTTCGATTCTCGGTACACAGTCAAAGCAAGAGCTTTCGGGTTGATGTCATATTCCCCGGCAGCTTGAAGAATCAAGCTGTCGAAGTTTTCGGGTGGTTGGATCTTGCAGTGTTCCGAGAAGCGTTCCTCGACTATTTCCCCGGCAACCTCCAGACAATCGTCTGCTTCATCACCTCCGCAGCACATTGTCGTGACGCAACAATCGGGGCACTTGGCACAGTTGTCGAGGATGTACCTCTCATGCCATGAGAGGTCTTCCCAAGAAGGATCACTTATGTCCTGCGTGGAGACCTCGGTAGCCTCGACCGACACTTCACTTGGGAAGTAGTATTCCGGTTCCTCAACTCCGAGACTGATCGTGTACTCGCCAACATTGGAGAGTCCAGCGGTCCCACCACCGGGTTGGTGATAAGCGTTGTTGGTGTCACCCGCATCAGCGTTACCGGCACACGCATACAATAGGAACGAGAGGCATAGCGATATAGTTCTCATCAGACTTCTCCGTGCAGCTTCCTTCAGACCCCAACCATACTCACTGGAGTTCAGAAGTTACCTACCACCTGCTATTGAAGGAAAACCTGGGAAGCCCTTATGCGAGCCCCTCTTTACGAAGAGCCGCACGAAAATCTGCATCGGAGCGGGCTTCTTGACGGGTGCGGAGTCCGTAGTCACGGGGGCGAGCCCGTTGTGAACCTTGGGAGTTCCATCGCTGACCTTTACGGAATCGACCCGCTTGCTGATCGCAAGCACAGGTGACCAGATCACGGGGCGAAACCCCCGGCACCCAATCACGGTTGAAAGCACCATCCTCCCCGACTCGACGGACGTGGATAGCCAGATGTTTACGCCACTCACGAAGAGTACGCTCTCGTTCCAATGCTGCACGACGCATGGCGTCTTCTCCTATCATTTCCAGAACGGCGAACCGTTCAAGGGCTTGGGGGTCGATGCCCACGGGCGGCACCTTGATTTTTGACGGAAGCAGCCCACCTGCTCCCTAAACCATGCACATACGTTGGTGTTCTCCTACGTGTTGAGGTTCGAGGTTATCTCCGCCTCTCACAACGTCTACCCCCGGTATCCGAAAGGTAACAATAAATCATAAAACCCAATGATTTCAAGGACTTACGAAAGTTTGTTACCTTTCGATCCGTCAGGGTAGACGTTGTGAGAGCGATGGCATGGACGAAGCTGGGTGTAAGCCCCGCAGGGAACGTAAGTCGGGATGCCCGAAGTGCCGTCACCTCTCTTACACAGCCCCGGTTACTTTTCGGTACCCGGGGGTAGACGAAATGAGGGTAGTCCGATTCGGTCGGAAACAGGGTCCAGAGCGAAGCCACCACCGAGAGGTCTGGGGCCGAGTGTTGACGGACAGGGAGAGAGTAGGCCGCTCCCAACTACCATCATTTTCCTCGTTACCTTTCGAGAGGCGAGGGTAGACGAGGCAGGACACACAGCGAGAGGAAACAGAACATGGGTTCATCAGACCACATCAAAGTTGCGGACCTTCACGGGATGCCCGTGCCAGACTTTTTCACCACCTGCTATTCGCTGACGGCGAGTCACTGCTGCGTGTGTGCAACCCCTCTCCGAGATGCCTTGAGCGTCCAGCTAATGATCGGCCCTACCTGCCGTAAGCGGTACGGCTACCTCGATCTCCCCGAGAACCCCAACATGCCCGTGGCGTTGGGTCTGGTCGCTGCGTTGGAGCAGCAGGACAACATCAAGCCGATGGTGGTCCGCTACCTGCTCGCCAACCGGGACGACCCCCGAATGATGTGCAACATCTTGACGGCGTTCGCCAGCGTCCACTACTCCGACAAGACGTTGGTCTTGGCGGCTTCCCCCATCATCCGTGCGCTCGGTTACCCAAAGCTCGCTGAAAAGCTGGAGTGGGACCGCAGCGTGGTCCAGATCCGCAAGGATTGGGCAGCGAAGCGCATCGAAGTCTACACCCCCTACAACCGCCAGTTCGTTGTGGACCTCCACAAGCTGACTGGACAGTCTGCCGAGAAGGTCTACAACGAGCGCAAGGACCGCAGCGGCAACGTCCGTCAGGGCAAGTTCAAGTGCTGGTCTATACCGGAGCGATTCGAGGCCGATCTCATGGCCCTGATTCGGGGCTACTACGAGGGCGAGGCCATTTATGACGGTGAGGGCGTGAGCGTCATCCCCGGCCCCACAGATGCCGAGAAGGCTGTCGCCGTGAAGGTGAAGGTCTCCCTGGCTTCCCAGGTTCGCATCGAGCCTGGAAGTACCTCCCGTGCCCGAGTGGCCGTGTTCAGCCCGCCCCCGTGGGAAGACGAGGCGTGCAAGGCGTTCGTGGACGGTGTTCGGAACATCCGTGGTCGCTCGTTCGACCGTGACCGCAAGTGCTGGACGGTTCCTGCCGCTGCCTTGCAGCGAGTCGAAGACTTGAAGGCCCAACATTTCGGAGCCGAGTAAGCCAGTTACTTTCTCGGAGTAAGCCAGTTACTTTCCAACCCCCGAGGGTAAACGTCGCAGAGGAAGGAATAGCACTATGTCATACTACACCATCCAAGCAGCAGCAGAGGCCGCAAGACTGGGTATCCCCTGGAAGGTCCGTCTGGAATACACGGGCTACAACGACAAAAACGCCAGCGGCAACAGCTACAAGTTCTGGGAGGCCAACGGCGTTCCAGGCTCTACGGCTGTCACCATTCGCTACGGGCGCATCGGCTCGGCAGGGCGACCGCTCCAGAAGGATTGGAGCTACTTCGTTGAGAAGTTTCCCGAGAAGCAGGCCAAGGGGTACGACTATGATTCCCGTACCCAAAGTGCCGTGGATCAGCCCGAGGCTACGCCCGTCACGACTCTGGCAGACGGCACGATCTCCGAGATTGAGGTCAGCCAAGTGGTCGCATCGACCTTCGGCGCAGGCCCCTACGGTCAGATCCGCAGCGTTCTCCGCTCGGTGATGAGCGGTACGGAGTGCTGGTCGGCCTATGACGAACACGGCACCCTCATCATGCAGTTGCCCGAGGCTGGCGTGGAAACCATCAAGGAAGCGGTACTGGCAGTATGAGCAAGCAAGTTACCAGCCTCGCAGCCAAGCTCACCCAGGCACGGGACGCCTACTACAACGGCAAGCCCATCATGTCTGACCTTGAGTTTGACGTGATGGAAGACAAGCTGCGTAAGCTCGATCCAGGCCACGCCTTTTTCTCCAAGGTCGGCGCTGCTCCTGTGAGCGGTTGGTCCAAGGTCACGCACAAGATCCCCATGACCAGCTTGAACAAGGCCCAAGACGCCGACGATATGCGAACGTGGGGTAACGGTCGCACTGGCTACATCGCTGCCGGGGAGTTCATCTGGATTGAAAAGCTGGACGGGATCTCGATCTCACTCCGCTACGACAAGGGCATCCTGACCCAAGCTGTGACCCGTGGTGATGGCTCTGTGGGCGAAGACATTACCCGCAACGTCAAGCTAATGAAGGGTCTCCCGAGTCAACTCGCTGTTGATCCATCATGGTCAGGCTACGTTCGTGGCGAGATTGTCTGCCTCCGGTCTGACTTCGATGCTCACTTTCCCGGTGAGTCCAACCCTCGCAACACGGCTTCCGGTACTGCCAAGCGTCAGTCCGATCCACGTCCATGCGCTCACCTGACGGTGATGCCGTTCCAGTGCCTTCCAGACACGGGAATGTACGCCACCAAGAAGGGTGAGCTTACTGCCCTGCAATCCTTGGGGTTCACCCATACCCCTCAATGGTGGACAAGGGACTCCCTCACAGCCATCTTCGACACTTACAACGAGTATGTGGCTACGAGGCGGGACAATCTGGACTACGAGATCGATGGGCTGGTGGTCAGCCTCAACGACAACCAGAAGTGGGAAGATGCCGGGGAGAAAAACCATCGCCCCGCAGGATCAATCGCCTTCAAGTTTCCCCATGAGTCAGCCACAACCCGGCTCCAAGATATCATCTGGCAGGTCGGCAACTCCGGTCGTGTGACCCCCGTGGCCGAGTTTGATTCGGTGCCACTGGCAGGGGCCAACGTCCGTCGAGCGAGCCTCCACAACATCAGCAACATCGGACGCATCGCAAGCGAGGCAGGACACACGGCACTGCGGAAGGGTGATCTGATCATGGTCAGCCGCCGCAACGACGTGATTCCATACGTCGAAGCCCTCGTCACGCCCAAGACAAGCGGTGCTTTGTTGTCTGTACCTCCCACCGACTGCCCGTGCTGCGGCACGGCGTTGCAGATGGACGGTGAGTATCTGGTCTGCAACGGCACGATGTGTTCGGCCCAGGTGTCGGGCAGCATCAAGCGTTGGGTCAAGAAGGTCGGCATCCTCGATTGGGGGACCAGCGTGATTGACGTTCTGGTGGACTCTGAACTCATCAAAGATCCAGCAGACCTCTACAAGCTCGACGAAACCACTCTCTCGGCTGTCCAACTTTCGGGTCGGCGGGTCGGCTCTGGTGCCAAGACCATGCTCGCCAACCTCCACGCCAAGACCGATCTCCCCGTGAACGTGGTGGTCGGCTCGCTCGGCATCGACCTCATGGGTCGGTCAATGGTCAAGAAGCTGGTTGACGCTGGCTACGACACCCTGGACGCTCTGGCGACCGCTACGGTCCAAGAGTTTGCTTCGGTGCCCGGTATGGGTCAGACGAAGGCAGAAGCCTTCCATAGTGGCTTCCACTTCCGCTCTGGTCTCATCAGCAAGCTGGTGATGAACGGTATCACCATCAAGGCTCCCTCTACTGGCTTCCTCAAGGGCATGACAGTCTGCATGACAGGCTTCCGTGACGCTGCGATGCACGATGCGATTGAAGCCGCAGGCGGGACCATAAAGTCGAGCGTTGTTCGTGACCTCGATTACTTGGTCGCCAAAGACCCAAGCTCTACAAGCGGTAAGGCCAAGAAGGCCCGTGATCAACTCACACACATCGTCAGCATCGAAGATATGCAAAGCCTCTTGAGCTAATGGCTCGCAGGTTCGCCCGCTTTGATCTTGGCGGGACGACCGTATTCTTCATGGGCAAAGTTTCACCCCAAAGTTTGCCCCTCAAACATTGAAAAACGCACTACTTCCAAGCATTTACGCTGGGTCTCTCAAATCGAAGTTATTGACGGAGCCCCTCGAACGTGATAGGGTGGTGTATGGGGTTAGGTTAGCTAACTCCCCGAAGAACCTGGGTTTTTCGGTCTTGAGCTTGATTCCGGTTCGGTCGGGGTCGTAACTATGTAAACATTGAGGAAACAATGGGAAACAAACACGTCGAAGTCGATCTGAAAGGATTGGCGAAACTGCTCGAACGAAAGGGTCTGCACTGGCTGGCTCTTGAACTGCTCCAGAACGCTCTGGACACAAAGACCACCGTTATCGATCTCACGATGACGGCGATCCCCAACCGCCCGATGGTGGAGTTGGTGATCACGGATGAAGATCCAGATGGGTTCCTCGACCTGTCTCACGCCTACACGCTCTTCGCCGAGTCTACGAAGAAGGACGACCCCGAGCTTCGTGGTCGGTTCAACTTCGGAGAGAAGTTGGTCCTCGCATATGCACTTGCGTATGGGGGAGAGGTGGAGATCTCCACGACCAAGGGAACGATCCTGTTCGATGATAGTGGACGGCACTCCAAGCGCCTCAAGCGTTCCGAAGGTAGCCAAGTCCGAGTCATCGCCAAGCTGACCCGAAGCCAGATGGCCGAGGTCGAGGCAGCGATCCTCTCGATCATCCCTCCCGCCGCCGTCGTGGTCACGTACAACGGGAAGCCACTCCAGACCCGTGTCCCGGTTCGGACCTTCACTGCGACCTTGCCTACGGTGAAGTCAGACAACGAGGGCATCCTACGTCCCACGAAGCGGAAGACCGAGGTCGAGGTCTACGAAGTCGTGGGCGATGAGAAGCCCACGATCTACGAGATGGGCTTGCCCGTCGTGGAACTGCTGGGTGACGACAAGTACCACGTCAACGTGAAGCAGAAGATCCCTCTCAACATGGATCGGGACAACGTGACCCCGGGGTACTTGAAGAATGTGCGTGTCGAAGTGATGAACGCCACCCATGATCTACTCGACAAAGAAGAGGCCGCATCAACCTGGGCTACGGAAGCTCTCGGTGACGACCGGATTGGGCAAGCCGCTGTCTCGTCAATCTTGGACCAACGCTTTGGAGAGAAGCGGGTTATCGCTGACCCCTCCGACCCCGAGGCTACCAAGGAAGCTGCCCGTGATGGCTGGACAGTCATCCCTGGAGGCACCTTTGGCGGGAAGCAGTGGGGCAACATCAAGCAGAACACCAGCCGAGGCGGAACCCGCCCTGCTGGTCGTGTGACTGGCACGTCCTTTGGGACATTCAGTGCTGCCCGAAACCCTGTTCTGGACCCAAGCAAGTACACCGATGGGATGAAGGAGTTGATCCCGTACATCATTCAAGTGGGCTTCCTGCTTACGGGTGGGGACATCGACGTGATCATCACGGATGATCGGGCTTGGGGTCATTCGGCCAACTACGAGGGCAGCGTGCTGACCCTCAACCTTGTTCGGAACGGACACAGCTTTTTCAACGACAAGACCCCCGCAGGGTTCGTCCGAGTCAACTCGCTGTTGATCCATGAGTTCGCAACCCACGTCACCCGGGACCGACTCTCCAGCCAGTACCATTCGACCCTCGCTACCTATGGAGCCAAGCTCGCCGTGGCGGTAGCCACCATCGGCGCAGACCTTACGGACGCTTGGAACCTGGGCACGGGTTCCACTGCGGTCGATTGGGACGCCCCTATTTAGAGTCAGGGGCGGTCAAGGGGCAGTGGACAGGGTAAGGTGTTCTCCCATCACGGAGTTTACCGTGCCCTCCGCTGGCCTCGACCTTTTCCTCAAGTCCCCTCACTTCAAGCTCCGTATCACCGAAGCCGACAGCTACGCCCAGGAGGTTGGAAGAAACCCGTGGGCGGTTCGTGTCGCCTGGGTCTCTTTGACTGAAGGTCCGTTGGTGGCTCGCCGCTACCTCAAGAAGCGACGGGCTTACCAAGACACAGCCCCGTACCAGATGTACTGCCGCCTCATCGATGAAGGGATCTTCTCGGAAGACCCTCAAGGGGTCTACTATGAGTCTGCTCCAAAGTGGGAAGACGACGCTGGCACGATGGCATGGTTCAACACCATCATTCTGATTGCAGAAGGCATGGAGGTGCCACAAGACTTCCCTCGGCGGTAGCCTATCTATCGACCACTGTTTGTGGAACTGTGGAGGTAAGTCTGTGCAAAGGATCAAGCTCATACGATACGGCACTCTGACCGTCACCCCCGATACCAGGGATGTCCTTGAAGCTCTTGGCAACAAGGCCACAGAGGTAGGGTGGCGAGTTGGGTTTGATCCGAGCCCGTGGGCAGAGGATGACGGAGCGCCCCGGTATCTTTCCCTCTCCCCCGCAGGCAGAGGCTTCAAGATCGAAGCCCTGCATGACCAGATCACAGCGCCCACAGCCTGTCTGGCGGCTCTCTGGAGCATGACCGTCCCACTCGGGTTGACTCCGTGGAACCGCTATCCGGTCCCCGGTCACAAGGACCACCAGTTCCACAACTTCGGGCCGTGGAAGCCTCTTATGGACCGCCTCTTGGCAGAAGGTCGTGGACACCTCGCATGGCCGTCCGTCTGTTGTGCTGCCCAAGTAGATGCCGGGATATGGAAAGGCGACAAGACCGTGGAACGCTTTGTTCAAGCGCAGCTACATCGGATTGGGTACAACGTCGGACCAGTCGATGGGATCATCGGTCCCCGTACAGCACAGGCTATCGAGACGATGGGCTTGTCTGGCATCCCTCTCAAACAGATTGCCGAAACTCTGGTTGACCGGGAGCCCCCCACCCCTTCCAAGCGGGATTCTTCTACCGGGCACATCGTTGTCCCGGGTCGTTCACTTTCCGTAGCGAGCTTCGGGGATGTACGGACGGTACAGACCAACAACGGAGTCAGCTTGGATGTTCGTGGGCGGGGTCGAGTTGTTGTAGATATCGGGGGGAGTCGATGATTGACCACCTATCATCCCTCTGGTCCAGACTCACGGGCAAGCCCCCCAAGATCCCTGAACCTGTGGATACTCCCAGCGCCGAGAAGATCCTCAAGAAAGTTGGGACCGAGATGCACAAGAAGCTGCACTCGACCTACGCTTCCTTGGCTCTGGCGTACATCGTAGAGGAATGTCAGAAGAAGGACTTTGAGACACCCCAGATTGCTTACTTGCTGTGGGTTCTCTACAAGTCGCAGAAGACATGGCCCACCGTAGATCGACACCAAAAGCGGTGTTTGGTTTTCTTCCTCAATCTCATCGTGAGGGCAGGGAAACTTCCCAACTACAAAACCGTGATAGAACCCCAAGATGGGGAGACCGAACTTCAGATCAATGAGATCATCAAGACACTGGCGAAACGCTCAATAGACCTAAAGCAGATAGTTTTCAGTGGGTTAGTAGATATCTTGAAGAAGTACCAGAAGGAGTGGACGAGCCTTCATTCAGAGACCGCCTCCAAAGATATGCTCGGATATTTCTCGTACTCTTTCGGGGATCAGGCGAAGAATCGTTGGACCTTGTGGGGTGGTGAACCCGGGGATACTCTGCGACAGTATGCTCTCTTGAACTATTGACGGGGGTAGATTCTCTTCGTGGCCGGGTAGATGCGGTAAGGAGGGAACTATGGACGACGACAATCTGGAGGCCGTACATAAAAGGCTGAAAGGACTGCGGGAACGCACGGACCTTTCCCTCCGATCCACGTCCCATTTGAAGGACACCTTCACGGGGTTCGACGGTCAAGAGCACCCTCTGAAACTCCGGTACTATCAAATCCAAGGGTTGCTCCACCTTGTCGCTATGAAGCGGTTTCTGTTGGGGGACGACACCGGACTCGGGAAGACGCTCCAAGCCATCGCCGCCCTCTGTTATCTGTGGGAGAAGAACCCCAACCAGAAGGCCATCGTTCTGACCAACAAGTCTGCTGTTGAACAGTGGGCCGGTGAGTTTGATAAGTTCACCACGGGCGTCAAGGCCATCATCTGCAAGGGCACCCCGGCCCAGCGCAAGAAAGCCTACGATCTATTCGAGGCAACACTCGGTCCGACCGTCTTGATCATGGGCTATCGGTCAGCGGTTAGAGACATAGGGCTTCTCCAAAGCTGGACAGACTTCATCTTCATTACAGATGAGGCAACCGCCTACAAGACCCCCACCACACAGATTCATCAGGTCGTTCGGCACCTCTCCCAGAACGCTGCTCGGACGTGGGCTCTCACGGCCACACTCATCAAGAACCACTTGATCGAGGGGTGGGGTATCTATCGGGTGGTGGTGCCTGGGTTGTTTGAGAGCACCAAAAACAAGTTCATGGTCAACTACTGCATCATTCGGATGCAGAAGATCCCACGCAGCAACCGACAGATTCCGGTAATCGTGGGCTACCGAAAAACCGATATTGAACGCTTCAAGACCCGCATCGATGCGTATTTCCTTGGACGCCCGAAGTTCACCGTAGCCAGCGATCTACCTGTACTCACACGCAAGGTGATCAAGGTGGACATGACCAGGGCTCAAAACCTCAAGTATCAAGAAGCCCTATCGGGGCTGTTGGAGGTTGGGACTGGTCCTGACGCAGACCTCAAGGAGACCACCAAGCTCACGCAGATCATCTACTGCCAACAGATTGCTAATCACCTGGGGTTGATCGGCTGCGAAGGGGAGTCTTCCAAGCTCGATGCGCTCATCGAGCTTGTCAAAGAAGGGGACTTTGCCGATGAAAAGGTCATCGTGTTTTCTCGGTTTAGGAAGATGATCGACATCATCTGCCCTGCTCTGGAGAAGGCAGGTATCGGGTACGCTCGTATCACGGGTAGCGAGACCGAGACCCAACGCAAAGTGGGGCAAGACGCCTTCCAGACCCAGGATTCGGACACTCGGGTTATGTGCATTACGACAGCCGGGACCGAGGCGGTCAACCTGCAAGCCGCCAAAGCTGTTGTCTTCTTCGACTCCCCTTGGAGTGGTGGAGACTACATCCAAAGCGTTGGACGGATGATCCGTATCGGCTCCATCCATGATCGTTGCTATGCCATACACCTCATCGCCAATGGCTCTGTGGATGAGCGGGTGATGGAGGTCTTGCACAGGAAGATGAAGCTGATTGAAGCTGTTATTGGCAAACGCATCCAAGGTGAGGATGATGACGATGTTGAGATTATGGCCGACAACGACATCTCCGATATCTTCGATCTGCTTCAAGCAGACGCACGGGGGTCTTGATGGGGGAAACACATCCTTACCCGGGGGGTGACGGGAAACCAGACTGCTCAACTTGTGGCGGAAGGGGTGCAATCTCAATCGAGGGGGCTATCCCTCCTGCGGTACGGCGGTGTCAATGCGTCTTGGTGCGGGACGTACTGGCGAACGTAGAGCAGGGCTGGAAGGGGTTGTCCAAAGCCAGGGTCATAGAAGACAGCGATCTCAAGGGGCTGACTGAACGGAATCTGTTGATCACGGGAGCGGACCGGGTGTTTAGACGCCACCTTCGTCACGTTGCTGTCCGTATGGGACCAGAGTGGAACTTCAAGGTTGTCTCCGATGCAGACCTCATCACGTCTTGGCTGGCTTCCGTAGCCCTCAAGGGTGGTGAGTTATTCGATCCAGATGCCGCTACCGTTTCGACTCGGTACATCACGTTGGTTGATCTAATCGATCCACCTCAACTCCTGGTTATCCGGCTCGGGGTGAAGAAAGCCCGCAACGTAGCGATGTCTGAAGTGTTGTTGGAGACGCTTACCCACCGACACCACAACAACAAGCCCACTTGGATTACAGACCAGCCGGATGATCCTCTCGGGGAGATGCACCGATGTTGGTCCACGGAACTTACTTTGTATATGCAGGAATGGGACCACGTTATTCTGCGACAAGGCTTCGAGAATCTCGCTGCGAAGTCTCTCGCTGCGAAGTCTACTATCCACGCCCCTGCCAAGAAGAAGCCTGCGCCTCGTTCCCAGAGTACCAAGTCTAACCTGGGCTCTTTGATGGATAACGAGGACCGTGCAGACAAGAAGTTCAAGAAGAAGGGTGGGAAACGATGAACATCCTCCTGCGTTCTTGTCTAAAGGCCGACAAAGCCGATAACGAAGCCTTGCTGTTCCGCAACTATTTGATGTTCTCTGACTCGGGTCTCGGGTTCGATGTTCCCGAAGATAACGTGGTCTGGTCGTACATTGAAGAGTTCAGTCGTAACTACAACCACACCCCCGACTTGGTAACGGTCCGAAACCACTTCCAGCACATCGGAGAAGAAGGTGTCGTAGATCGTCTCGAAGTGATTGCGGCGTACACCCCTATTTTTCGAGGGGATTTCGAGTCTCGTCTCAATGAGAAGGCCACGGAACGCAAGATCCGAACAGTCATAGAGGTACTCAAAGAGGCCAACTCTATCAATCAGATCGGAGTCGAAGTCCAAGAGGGTAGAGATAAGAAGCTGTTGCGTGGTCCGGTAGCCGCTGTGCGGTACATCTTGGACCGCAGCCATGAGATCGTCTCCCCCACGCTCGGCGCACGGTTATCTGGTGAAGTTACGGGAGACGCCGAGGACTTCCTGGCTGAATATGACCGGGTGAAGTCAGACCCCTTGGCAGGCATCGGTCAGATGTCTGGTATCCAGCAGATGGATCATGCCTTTCAGGGGGCGAAGCGTCAGGAGCTTTGGACCCATGCTGCTTTTACGGGAGGTCTCAAGTCTACTCTGATGCTCAACTGGGCCTACACACAAGCGGTTTACTACGGGCATAGCTCTTACATCTGTTCGTTGGAGATGCCTTACAAGCAAGACCGCCGCATCCTTTACTCGATGCACTCGCTCCATGAGAAGTTCAACCCGATTCGGGTGGACCTGGGTCTCCAATCAGACCTCAAAGTACCCCGTGGGCTTCTGTATCAGAAGATCCGTGACGGTGTTCTCGACGATGCCGAAGAGAAGTTCCTCAAGGAGTTCGTGGTTCCCGACTTTAGTGGGGGAGGCACCATCCCTTGGAAGCACGATCCAGATGGGGGTTACGGGAAGATCCACGTCGAGGTTTCCGATCCCGACAAGTCCGACTTCACCGTGGCGGATCTACGGTCTAAAGCGGAGATGACCTACAACAAGTCCCCCTTCTCCTTGATGTTCGTAGACCATGCCGGGTTGATGGCACCTCGCAAGTGGGTGTCCAGCACGACGGAACGACTCAATGAGGTCATTCGGGATCTCAAACGGATGGCGTTGAGCTTCAACCGAGGCCAAGGGATGGCTGTTATCTCCTTGTTCCAGATCAACCGGGAAGGGTTCAAGGCCGCAGAGAAGAATGGCGGGAAGTACAACCTCACGCATCTCTCTTACGCCAATGAAGCAGAGCGAAGCTCGGACATTGTAACGACCACCTTCGTCAACGATGAGCTTCGCAAGCGGAACCGGGTTCTCTTCCAGTGTCTCAAGTCCCGTGACGACGCACCGTTCGAGCCGTTCGCTTCACGGGTAGAGTGGTCATGCAGAAGGTTGTTGACGAGCTACGGAGACAACATCGAACAGATTGTTGGAAAGCAGGACACGGGTAAGGGTAAATCGGCCACCTCTTCGCCTTACGAAGAGACAGGTAACTTGATTGATCTGGAGATGGAATCGTGATCGTTACGGTAGCCCGCAAACCTCTCACCGGGACTGTGACTGCTTCGGTATTGAAGTACGGGACAGGAGCGTTGAATATCAACGCAACACGTATCGCCGCAAACGAGACCATCTTGACCCACACGCAAGGTCGAGAAGCTGCCAACGCCGACCTCAAGGTGTACGGGAAGTATGCCGGGGGCTTCAAGACCCACCAAGCGCCTGGGCAGGAGCTTGGCCGATGGCCCGCCAACCTAATCCTCCAACATCTTGAAGGGTGTCGCTGCAAGGGTACTAAAGAGGTCAAAGGGGTTACGGGGGGGCCATCCTCTGGTGCCAACGCTTTCGGGCAGGATGCTGGGTGGAACGCTCACCAAAACCGTCCATCGGGCATTTCCCGCTACAACGATGAAGACGGCAAAGAAACCGTAGCCAACTGGATCTGTGAACCGGGGTGTCCCGTAAAAGCCTTGGATGAGCAGAGCGGCACCCTCAAGAGTGGTGCGATGAACAGCATCGCCAAGGGCGACCAATACAACACCTACGGGAAGATGTATGAGCGCAGGGTGACGAGCCCAGCGAGCGAAGGTGGTGCGTCTCGATTCTTCAAGCAGATCGTGACCCTCGAAGACTTGATCGAGTATCTCTACACGATGATCACCCCGGTTCACGTTGAAGGGGAGTCAATCGTCGTGATGGGCTTGAACGATTACGACTGGACGCAGCACGATGATGAGTCCCTGCATGGGTTCATCGGTCGGGGGACACCGACTTCGGAGCAGTGCCGGGAGATCATGCGGTTCCTCAAGCCTGGGGCGCACGTCATGTTGATGAGTCCCGAGGACCAACCGACCGGCCACGTCGGAGCGTGTCAGTTGGAGGATGACGGTTTCGAGATCCGTGATGCCATTCATGTTCTCCAAGGGCCTGCCCCTTTTGCCTATGTCGCCAAGCCTTCCCGTGCGGAACGTGGGGCTGGCAACAACCACCCAACCGTAAAGCCCGTAGGTATCATGGAGTTCTTACTCCGAGATGTACCCAAGGATCATCCGGTGCTCGATCCATTTCTGGGGTCAGGTACGACGCTGCTGGCCTGCTTGAACACCAAGCACGATGGAATCGGTATCGAACGAGAGGAAGAGTACCTCCAGATTGCCGACCGTCGAGTAAGGGATTGGGACCGGCAGAACGTCGGGTGGGTCACAACAGAGATTGTATCCGAGGCGGCAGAGGAAGATGTCCCAGAGAGCGTGGGACTGGGTAGTTTGTTTGGGTTCGACGAGGCACCATGATTCAACTGTTACATGACGACTGCGTTGAACGCATGAAAGCTATGAAGGAGGCAAGCGTAGGGAGCATCATCTGTGATCCTCCCTACGGATAAATGGCCTTGAGTTCATGGGCAAAGCCTGGGACAAGATCAATGAGCATCACTCCCCAAGTCCCAACAGCACATACCCAAAGAATCGGAACCTAAAGGGCGTCCGTTACCATGAGTCTGACGGCGGTCGGATGCAGGAATGGCATCTTCAATGGCTTCGTGAAGCGCATCGAGTTCTGCAACCCGGGGGAGCTATCAAAGCCTTCGGTGGCACAAGGACGTTTCACCGTCTTGCTGCTGCGATGGAAGCCGCTGGCTTCGTGGACATACGAATCGAAGTGTGGACCCACGGAAGCGGATTCCCGAAGTCTCTCAACATCGGAAAAGCCATTGACCGAAGCGGCGGCGCACAGACCATTCAGTCGCACCAACTCAAAGGGACCACTTTTGCACAAACCCTTCGGTCCTACCGAAAAGCAGCAGGGGTGTCGAAGACCGAAATGGCATCTTGGTTCCCATACTCGGAAGTGACGAAGAACTGGGAACGGGTTGATGACGGACAGTTCCGAGTGCCCTCCGAAAGCGATTTTCAAGTGTTGAAGGACAGGCTGGGGCTGCCCGATTCTTTGTGTGAGGGTCTGTGGGCAGATGACCAACGGCAGCTTGTGTCTGATGAGGGGACCGACCGGAGAGGTGATGGCACGGTGATTGGCCTCGCCCACACCGGGAAGGTGTGGGCACCAGTCACCGAAGAGGCACAACTCTGGGAAGGATGGGGCACAGCGAACAAGCCTGCCTGGGAACCTGTCGTCGTAGGGAGGAAGGAAAATCCCGGTATCTCTTCGATGGATTATGCTGAATAGCAGTCGAGGAACCGGGGTGCCCTATGAAGATGTTTTACCTAAATCGTGTCGAGGATGAGTCAGGTAAGTCCGGTACAGGCCGGGTTGCCCAAGGCTTTGTCTTCGATAACGGGAAAGTAGCTCTGACGTGGCTTTCGGACCATCCTTCCGTCACCGTCTATGACACTCTGGGCGAAGTTCGGGCTCTCCACGGGCACGAAGGCAAGACTGAAGTCATCATGGAACCTGACTGGAAGCGTGCGTTCCAAGAGTTGAAGTCGGCCCTTATGGACTTCGACCTCATGGAGACGCTGACTGACCGACTTCCAAAAGCAGGCGAAGCCTTGTCACTGGTAGACAAGAACACTAAATGATCGTGTCCCCAGACCACTACCTCATCACCGAGAGTGGTGAATATGTCTGGTCTCCCGAGAGGATAAAGGCGGCCTGGAAGTCGGCTTCCACAGCACTGCTCCGCCTGACCAATGATCCAAAGTGGGCGAAAGTCGTGCTCATGGTTGGGATTCCAGCTTCGGGGAAGAGCACTTGGCTGAAGAAGAACCAGGAGTCGGATGCCATCTACTTCGACGCCACGTTCACCAAGAGCAGCGAGAGAGCCCCCATCATACAGATCGCCAAGGAAGCCGGGATGGTAGTTGAGGCGGCAGTAATGACTACGCCTATCGCTGTCTGCAAGGACCGAAACGCCTGTCGGCCCTCTGGTCGTCGTGTCCCCGATGACGTGGTTGAACTGATGGCTGCTCAACTGTTGGGCGATCCCCCCAAGAAGTCCGAGGGCATCGACCGGGTGTATTCAGCCCGGTAACGAACCTATGGAACCTTTGATTAGTAATCGAAGGAGTCAAGATGAGAACCATCACAGCGGCGGAACGGACACGCCTTATTCGATATGCAGCCAAGCTCCCCAAGGGCAACCCGAAGCGCCGTGCCGCTCTGCGATTGCTCCAAAAGGAGTCTGCCTCCGACGTTTCGTTACAGCAAGCGGTCCGAGAGTGGGTGGAGCAGATTGCGAAGTTGGTCCCCTACATAGATCAACGCACTGGAGAATGGATTGGTGCATCTTTCACAGTCAATGGCTCTTTCGACGATGGGGTAGTTGAGACCACCGTTACGTTGAAGTTCACATGGGTCGGGCATGGTGTAGGTTGGCAAGTGTTCACCCAGCAGGGTGGGTATGGAAAACCCGAGCGGATCGACCGAGGTTTCCCCAAGCCGGGGGTTCGCCAAAAGGCGATTGCTCAAAAGATCGCCGATGTCTTGCACAAGGCGTCAAAGAGTTAGCTTGCAGGCTTCCACTTGGCGTTCTTGACCCAAGGGTGGCCGGTCCCTCTCCCACGGTGCCAATGAGAGTCCTCTTTGGACCACTTCAGACGGCCCTCTCCCCGCTTCCCCTTCTTGAGTGCATACTCGGCCTTCATCGCAGCCGAACGTCCCGTGTAGGGGCCGTAGACGGCTCGGGGAACCCACGGTCTGAACTTCTGTGTGTACTTGGCCCCGCCTTTGATCTCGCCATTGTGTTGGCGGATACGTCGAGCCAAGCTGGTCGTGCATCCCACGTAGAAGAATCCAGGGAGCTTATCGCCGGTTTTGCCGACCCGCCCCTGCTCGCTTTGGATCACGTACACCCAATAGGTGCTGTTGTCCTTCTTGCTCTTTGTGCGTCTACCCTTCCGAGTAGGACGACGGGGCTCCCCGTGTCTTTTGCGTGGGGCTGATCCGCTACGACGTTTCTTTCGAGCCATCCTGCGGTTCCCTGCCTTTTAGTCGGGGTGACTTCTGCTGCGGTCTATCTGATGCCATACCTACTCCATCTAATAGACAAATAAGAAAGGCCAGCCAGGAACGAGTCCCAACTGGCCTTTCAAGGAGCTTTGGTTGTGGGGTTAGTTCACGGTTGCTGAAGAAACCCCGATCTCGGTCAGATACGTGACACCCTTGGTCGAGGCGCTCAACAGGATTGTCCGGTTGTCCACCTCCACCAGCGTAATGCGGTGTCCTGACCCCAACTTGAGGTTCTCGATCACTCGCATACGAACGCCGTTGGTCACGTTCACAGCAGGTGCTACCGATTGTGCCGCAGCGGGCTTCATCTTTGGACCCTTGGGCGCACGCTTCACCACCTTTCGGGTTTGGGCCTTCTTGATACGAACCGCCGAGGTCGGAGCCTCTTTGGTTTGGGTCAAGGCGGCGATCTTTGCTGTCACCATGTTGACGACACCGATTGACTCAATCGCCAAGATGGCGTCCAAGATTTCGGGGTCGGTGCCGTACTCCGTAAAGGCGGTCTTCGCTCGGACTTTCCATTGTTTGCCCGTGTTCCACTTGACCGGACCCTTGGGGGTCTCAACCGTTACAATGCTGGTTTTGGATGTTGCCATGCAGTATCTCCTTGGTCGAATCCAATCGAATATGTCCATTAGGACAGGCGTGCCACAGGATGCAGCACTTGGGTTGTTGGGGGGAGGCTTTAGCTCCAAGACCTCCCGAAGTTCGGGGTCAATATGCTCACCCCTAAAGCTAATGTCAACCAACGAACTGAAGATTAGACTAATCGAAACTGTCGGGCAGCGCCCATTCATCGCATTGATCCCCGACTTTCTCCCGTCCTTGCTTTATGAGATTGATTGCCAGACCACCCCGGTGCTTCTGCTGAAAATGCTCATCAAAGACATCTTGGAGCAGATTCATCAGGGCTTCTTCTGGGCCGAGATCTCCACCTGAATCTTCGTAGACGTATTCGACCGGGGTGTCTTCTTCATGCTCGGAAGGCACAATAACCACCCACCCGTTGCGTGTCCGACGAATGATGCAGTGGTAGTTCGGAACCTGTGGAGAAGTCATAGCGATTCCTATCTGGCCCAAATCTTCAGGGTTTCTTCCAGCGTTTTAGCGATACAGATTGGATTCATTGTGTCCCCGTTCAGTAACGGTATCTTGATAGGCTTGATAGGCTACTCACCAAGAGAGAAAACCCCGGTCGAAGCGCACCCCACCATGTACGAATGGGGTCGCTCCAACCGGGGTTTTAGTCCCTGGAGGGGTTTAGGCGGTGATGCCGAAGACCTCTTCGATGGTGGCGGTGCGAACACCGACCTCATCATCCTTGGCAGCGAGAGCGGCAGTACCACCCACCCGCAGGATGAAGTCCTCGCCCTTGCGGAGACGGTAGCTCTTGTAGCGACCGACAGGCAGCTTGCCCCGAAGCACTCGGGTTGCGAGTGCCTTGCCGCCCGACTTGGATGCCGGGAGGGAACCGTTGGCGGCTTCCTCGACAACCTTGTGGGCGATGCGAAGACCGGAGAGGTTGATGTCCCCGTCCTTGGGAGCCTTTTTGTCTCCCGTGCAATCGGAGCAGTGACACTCGATGCCCTGGTCAGCTACGCAGCGGTACACTCGACCGTTACGGACGTTCTCGCCATCCACAACCAGAGCTTCCCAAACGTGGTCGCTGGTGGACTCGCTGGTGCCGTTGAGGGTCCGGTTGAATGAATCCCGCAGGCCGTCGATGGCCTCGGTCACGTCAGCGACCGTCACGGTACGCTCGATGGCCTTTGCGCCACGCCCGTCCCAACAGGGCGTGTTGGCGAGTTCAGTGGCGATGGCCTTGATGCTCAAGGCGTTGAGCGCATCCAGCGAACGCTGAACGAGTGCCGGGTAATCGAACCCGGTGATGATGAGGTCGTGGACCACATGATCGCCGTATCGTTCCTTACGTCCGCCACGCTTCTCGCCGGGGGCGAGGCGTTGGGAGCCTTGGAGTTGGGTCACGATGCCAGTAAAGGTAGCGCCCTTGCGAGCACCCGCCAGATTGGCAGCGATGGTGGTGTTGTCTGTGTTGGCGTTGCAGTTTGCCATGTCGTTAGCTCCGTTCCGTGGCCCTGTGGGCTCGGGGTAAGTGGGGTTGCCCCCGTTCTGTATTGTCTACCCCGGTAGCTCGAAAAGTAACCGGGTTTGTTGAAAAAGTTTCCGTTTGTTTGGTACACAAGCCCCCTATATGCGGGCCTCACACAATGCTTACCCCTAACTTTCGGAAAGTAACAGGAAACTTTCGGAAACTTTCTCGTTACCTTTTGATCCCCCAGGGTAAGCATTGTGAAGGCGGGAGGGAACACCAACCGGCTCTGACGGTGACTGTAAGCTCGGTCCACCGAGGGGATGCACCCGGCTCACACCCGGCTCTGCCCCAGCGGTCCAGCCCATGCAGCACACGCCAACTAAAAGAGTGTTCCCGACCCCGTTACTTTTCGAGGGGCGAAGGTAGACGAGACAGGGCAGCGAAACACGAAGGGGATACGACATGGCACAGCAACTCAACGACCTCAAAGGCTCCGACGTAAACGCTGGTGTGGAGAACACGGGCGGCGGTGGTTTCGGCCTCACAGGGGCGGGCATCGACTTTTACCGGCTCCTGATGATCCGTCAAGCCCTCCAGGTTCAGATGCGGGGGATGCGACTCTCCAACAAAGTGCCGCAGGGAACGACCCTGGCTCGTAAGCTCTTGGGCTTCCGTGGCAACAAGGAGTCACTGCTTCGGCAGGTGGACGAACTCATCGCCCGTATCCAGGCTGAACGGGACGCTGCCGCCCAATAGGTCGGTTACTTTCCTGCCCATCAGGGTAGACGGTGTAGGAGGAAGGCATCATGTTCATCGGCCCCAAACTGACCAAGAAGGAACGTGCCGAGTTGGCGAAACGGACAGCAAGTCCCGAGGTTCAAGACCTGCTCGCTGGTCTGCTCGACAGGAACCCACACATCACGCTGATTGACCGTAAAGGACGGGAAATCAAACGACCCCGTAAGGCGAAAAAGTAATGGTTCCCGACCTGACCACTGAATACTTCTGGCACTGCGCCACAGCCGAGGGTTGGTCAACGACCGTCCAAGGCTCCAAGGGTGCCGAGTACACGGTGTCATGGAACAAGTGGGGTCACAAAAACCAGCACAACGTCCAGTACGACTACTCCTGCGACTGCAAGGGGTACAAGTTCAGCAAGGGTCAGGACTGCTCACACATCAAGCGGGTGAAGGCGAGCGGCGACCACTGCAAGTGGATGGAGTTTTCGGACGGTGGTGATGCCGTCGTCACGAACGGCGACCACCGATGCCCCGAGTGCGGGGATGCGGTTCACTCAATGGGGTGGGGAGTATGAACAAAACCCGTGACGAGGCCGAGGACCAGATGCGAGCGCAACTGCTGGCCGAGGGTTGGGTCTACATTCCGACTCAAGGGCAGACTGTGGAAGAGAAGCGCCAGGAAGCCCTGGATTGCATCCTACTCGACAGCCAGCCCTTCACCGAGCGCCGAGAACGACTGATTCCCGCAGAGGGCACGCCAGCCCGTGCCATGTGGGACGAACTGATGGAGACACCATGATCCACTTCCTCAAATCAATGGCCTCAATGCAGGCCAGCATCGGCAAGCCCGAGGGTTTCAACTACTTCGGGACCGAGGACTACGTGTTCGACCGTGGGGTAGACCAGACGCTCTCCGTGCCATTGACCGAGGATGAACGCCTCTCCCTGTTCCGCAGCATCGACTGCTCTGGACACCGCTTCATGCAGAAGCAGTGCTTCCACAACGCTCAACTGCTGGCTCTGGACAACCCCGATCTGCAATACGTCGAAGGCTACGCCCAAGGCAACGCCATCATGCCGGTCCACCATGCGTGGCTCACCCTCAACGGAAAGCTGATTGATCTGACGTGGCGCACTGACAAGCCCAACCACCAGGGCCGATTGAGCAATCGCATCCTGGGTGTCATTCCCGAGGGGTGGCAGTACCGGGGCATCACGTTCAGTGCTGACGAGATCCGAGAGCGGATCGTGAACTCCGGTGAGACCCGTGCTTTCATCGGTGACTACACCCGCAGCTTTCCCCTGTTTCGCCAGGAGCGGGTAGGGTGGGAACCAATCCCTTTCAAGACCCCCGTTGAACTGCGAGACAACGCATGAGCAAGCGCAAACCGATTCCCGAAGAGAAGCCCATCTACGGTGTGAACCACGGAGCAGATCCGGCAACCTCTTTGCTTCGGGTGAAAAAAGCCGATGGCACTATGACCGACACTGTGTTCGCAGGGCTTGATCCTGGCGAAGTGGACGACCAAGCCAAACGGGCCATGAAGAAAGCCCTGGAGGACACCACGGATCTTCTGGAAGTCACGGTGGTCCTGGCTGCGTACTGGAAAACACAGACTGATCAAACCGTTCATTGAAACGGGGCGGTTACTTTTCGACCGTTGAGGGTAGACGGGCCAACAAGGAGATCCCATGCAGATTCACATGAATACATTTGTCGGTCGCCAGACACCGGAAAGCCGCTTCTCTCACTTCGAGGGTGAAGAGGGAGCCTTGATCGATTTGGTCGTATCCAACTTCGACACGGCCCGTGAAGGCTACCGGGAAGGCGTCTTGGAAGTCGATGTGAACCCGGTCGGGTTTCGCTCTGGCGTGGCGATGCTGGCCGATGGGGATACCTTGACCGGGGCTTTTGAGGCTCGACGTAACGGTGAAGACCCCCGCAAGGTGGTCGTGGTCAACGGTCGAGAGAAGCTCCCGGCCAAGAGCGTTACGGTCATCCTCTATGCCTCAACCGTGCTGGCCGAGGATACCAGCAACGAGCTTGAAGCCGTTGAGGGCAACTACGAGGTTGTCTCGATCAACGCCAATCCGTTCGATGGTGACGAGCCAATCGATCCGATGGTTCTAATGCACAATCACTTCGGTTCCACAGGTGGAACCGATACTAATCTGTCCGACGAGGACTTCGTTGCGCTGCTGCGTACCGGATTCGAGTTTTGGAAAGACAAAGCCATGTGTGGCTAATGGAGGTCCAATGAAAGGATCAATCGCCAGAGAGGGTCGGCGCAAACTTGCCGAAGCTCTCGCAGAGGAACGTGCAAAGCGCACACCTCAACAACAACTCGCACGCCTGGACGAAATGTTCGGTAAGGGCAAAGGCGCAACCAAAGAGCGAGCGAAGCTCGCCAAGCTCACTGGAAAGGTCCAGAAGGAAAAGTAGATGGCGGTACTTGGCCCAGACGGGCGATTCGCTGATGGAACCTCTCCCTACGAGGGAGAGACGGATGAAGAGATCCGTGAATCCATAAAGCAAGGCCGCTTCAAGGGCGGTGCCAAGGCCGTCCGTGTCAGCGGTGGTTACTTCACCGGGTCCAAGAAGGGGGACGACACCCTCCGAGACTTCCTGGGGGGCATCGGTGCTCTCGGAGGCATGGCAAAAGAGGAATACGAAGCCAAGCAAAAGGCCAAGAGCAAGTGAACGAGCTACTCGATCTCTATGCGGACCTTACAGAAGAAGCCCGCAACGGTAGGTCTGCCGAGCAGTTCGCTTCAACGGTTTACCGTATGCTGGCCCTCTCGAACCAGGGCCATGAAATCTCTGTGGACCCCGGGGATGGCACGTTCGTTCTCGATGGCGTCTCCCGCACGGACGAAGAGATTGAGGCCAGTAGCGTCGTCGTTTACATTGAAGAAGAGTACGGCTACCGCTATTGGGTCTGGCACACCGGGTTCTCTGCCACAGAGCTTGCCGAGTGGTGGCAAAAGCTCGATTCTGTGATGCGTTACTTCTACCACACCACGGACACTCTTCCCGGCTTGGTTCTGGAGAGCGTGAACTGCCCGGTCGAAGACCTACGTGCGGTGTATAAGGACGACAAGGAAGCCAACATCGAAGCCTACATCGGTAGCTTGGCCCGCCCGACGTTCCATGAGGCGAACCAAGGTAAAGTCCCAACTTGGTTCTGTCACATGCACTGCGACGATGACAGCCTCCTTGTTGATGCCGAAGGCAATCGCATCACTCATGCTGGTCACGTAACTGATGAAATGGGCGATGACGATCCAGTCATACAAGCGAACAATGTCATCTCGGAACAAGCCAGTGCCGAGTACATGGCGAAGCTCGCTGAAGAACACGCCGAGTCACAGTGATGGCTGGGGCGGGTGGACTCGAACCACCATCTCCCGGGTAACAACCGGGCAGGTTGCCAGTTGACCCTACACCCCAGCATCATCTTGTAAGAGTTCTTCAATAAAGGAAGACAAGGTGCTTTGATCCTGGGCTCCGTGAAGCTCGGACACGATCTCTCCGTCTTTGATGCCAAGGATGTAGGGGATGCTACGAATATCGTAGTCGTCGGCTACTTCGGGCGCTTCTTCTATGTCTACCCCGACGAAGAGCACCCGGCCAGCGTAGGCTTTCTCCAAGCCTTCCAGAGTAGCCTTTACTGGACGGCAAGGACCACACCATTTGGCCCAGAAGTCCACCACGACAGGCCATGCCGCATCGAGCACTACCTCGTCGAAGTCTTTATCTGTCACTGCAATCATAGACCTCTCCCACCTGTGTGAGACCATAGAGAGATCTTTGATGGTGTTGGTATTCCGTTGATTGCTCCGTTGAGGTAACGGATTTCACCCAAGTTGGGATCAGCCTTATGTCTAAACTCCCAAGACAGGGGGTTCTTATTTGGCACTACGCATGGAATCTGGTCATTTTGGACCACTGACAGGGTACTGATATTTGTCAGCAGGAGGATGCCGTGCCGAGGATCATTACACCATTCATGCCCTATCATGGCTGGATTGAAGTCGTGGCCGGTTGCATGTACTCGGGTAAGTCTGAAGAACTTATCCGACGACTTCGACGTGCTGCGATTGCCAAGCAGAATGTCATGGCTTTCAAGCCTAAAGTAGACGATAGATACCACCCGACCAACATCGCAACTCACCTTGGAGTGACCATTACGGCTCGGGCAGTCGAATCTCCCGATGAGATCTACGACAAGGCCAAGGAAGCCGACGTTGTTGGGATCGACGAGGCCCAGTTCTTCGATCCCAGCCTTGTTGAAGTGGTCGATCTAATGGCTACGCTGGGCAAGAGGATCGTTATCGCAGGGTTAGACCTGGACTTTAGGGGGGTGCCTTTTGGATCAATGCCCCATCTTCTCGCTTTGGCTGATGATGTAATCAAGCTCAATGCCGTATGCGTGACTTGTGGTGGACCGGCAACTCACACGTTCCGAACCACCCCCAACCAGCAGTTGGTGGCTGTTGGATCAATAAACAGCTACGAAGCCCGTTGCCGTGTTCATTGGCTGGAGGGCTTCAAGTCGGAGGGGATCGGGGATGCCAATCTATGAATATCAATGCGAAAAGTGCAGCGAACGCCTGGAAGTGATGCAGCGCATATCAGAGGCCCCTCTCCAGAAGCACCTCAAGAAGCACTATAAAGACAAAAAAGCCTGTGGGGGGAAGCTGAAGAAACTCATCTCACAGACCTCCTTTTCCCTCAAAGGAGGTGGCTGGGCAGCCGATGGCTATACGGGTGGGTCAAGTGATTGATACCCCAAACTGGCAACCGTCGTCGATTATCAGTCAATAGGGTTACTGTATATGTAGATAGACAGCCGACTGAAGCGGCTGAGATGCGATACAGATTCAGCCCATATTGATTGGGAAAGTTCATGGTCTCTAAAAAAGCCATCGTCGTGTTGATTCTATCGTAGCACCCCCGTTTTGATTCTGGGCACGCCAACCCCCTTTGACGATGTGAGTCGTGATCTCCCGTATTTCGGGGTCTCGATTCAGAGATCTCACGTCATGGGAGTGGTGGATGCACGAAATCAACAACGACGAGATTTGGTTCCGATATGGGGATGAGATCGCTACTGTCCCACTCGGAAGAGAGGGTTTAGGTCAGTTACTCTCACATCACGGGTTCGCCCGTCCTTCGAGGCATGGCCTCGATAAGATCATCGCCAGGGTACGACAAGAAGGCGGCCCAGACACCGCCCCCCCGGCAGAAGACTTCAAGCCGACGCCGAAAGGCACACAAGACTACATTAGCAACCTTGCCGCAGGGGAAGACCCCTCTCCCGTTCCAGATACCCTGGAGGGAGAGGATGAGGGTTCCGATGGCATTGAGCTAACACCCCTCAATGTAGAGCAGCATTTCTACTTCTACGAGGAAGACACCGACGATTACCGAACCTTCATCCCACAGGCAAAGGGGTGGGTGCGTACATCAGGAGAAGTTCACCGTCTGGTCATCCAATGGTACTCCAACTGGGACGGCCAACCTGTCAGCTTGAATGGCATTAGCCGACGCACAGGGCTTCCCCGTGGTTGGGTCATCGGGTATCTCAAATCCCACGGTATCACGCACGATAGCGCCCCCTTCTCCGCTGAAGAGGTCGCCCTGCGAGGCGTTGAGGATCTGGCCCAGGATGCCCTGGCATTGAAGTTTGGGGCGCTCGCCACCCGTACTGAAGAACTTTCCGCCAAGGAGACCACTGGAGCAGCACGTAAATGGTGGGACTTTGAGGCGTCCGTGTTGTCCAAGATTCAAGGGTGGATCACCGACAACGACGTTGAATACACCGTTCCAAAGCTCCGGCTGAACCGTGCCGAACGTCCCTACACCCTGGTTACGTCAGCCACAGACTTCCATTGGGGGATGCGCTCGTTTAGCGAGGAATCCGGCTACCACTACGACAGGAAAGAAGCGAAGAACCGTCTACGCCAATCCACAGAAGATCTGTTGAACAGAGCGCCGGGGCAGATGGAGAAGATCATTGTAGCCGTAGGCTCCGACTGGTTCCACGTAGACGGCCCTGGACCACTACCAACCACTACAAGAGGAACCCCACAATCAGTGGACGGGACTCCTTTTGAGATCATGCTGACCGGAGCAGAACTGTGCCGAGAGCATATCGATATGCTCTCGCAGGTGGCTCCGGTCACTGTCGTCTTGATGTCGGGCAATCACGACCGACACAACTCCTACGCCTTGCTGCTCTATCTGATGGCTCTTTATGAGTCTTCAGACCGAGTGGAGATCGTCAGGAACTTTAGAGCAAGGGTGTACCAGAAGATTGGAAACACCTTGGCGTGCTTTACACACGGAGACGGGGCAAAGGTGAAAGACCTTGGCCCCATTATGTCAAAGGAAGCACGGATTGATTGGGGAGATACGACTCATCACGTTGCGTTTGGGGGGCACTTACACCACCAGCGCATACAAGAGGTCGGCGGGATTCGACATTATTTATTGCCTTCGTTGGCGGAACCGGATGCGTGGCACTCAGCCCACGGGTACGTGACCAGCCAGCCGGGTCTGATGGGAGTGATGGTTGATCTGACAGACGGACCAACCGGAACACTTTTTTGCCCCGTCAGGGAAGGAGGAACATGAAGTGTCGTGTTACCGCAGAAGCAGTAGAAGAAGCAGTAGAAGTAGACTCCCGTTTGTAGCCTTGTTGGTGCTGGTCCTTGTAGGGAGCAGTTGTCGCTCCATACGGCACAGCCCTGCCTTGCCCAGAGACTCGTTTCTGTTTGTCATGCACAAGGTTCTATTCCGAACCTGCGTTGGAGATGAGTGCGAGACGGTCGGGGATGCCCGGGTCTATGGATCGGGCTTTGTTGTTCATTCCAAGAACGGCGTTTCTTACGGGTTCACCGCAGCCCATGTTTGTGCCAAACCCAGGTTCAAGACCCCGGGGGATCACGTACAGGAAGACGGAACCGTCGTCGTACATAGCGTCAAAAACAGTATCAAGGTCGCCCTCTACGGCGGGGGCGTTCATCAAGCAGAAGTCATTGAACTTCACGAAGACGTGGACATCTGTGTCCTTCGTATTCCTGGGATTACTCTCCCAAGTGTGCGGTTTGCAAAGAGCAAGCCTTCACCGGGGGACAAGGTGTGGTCGTTATCTGCCCCCTTGGCGACTTTTGAGCCTCACATGATCCCCCAGACAGATGGCTACGCTTCGGGAGATGTGCGGGAACTCCGGTCGCCCCTACCGGGTGGCGAAAGTGTTGTGTTCCAAGCCTTCACCATTCCCGCAGCGAGCGGAGTGTCTGGTGCCCCGATCTTCAATGAGAGTGCCGAAGTGATTGGCATGTCCATCATCGCCTTGACCCAGTTTGAGAACTTCGCACTATCCCCACCATTCGAGAGCTTGAAAGCCGTTTATGACAGCGTTGTGGCTAAAGCGAAACACGGAGATTGACATGAAAATGCAATCAATACCCAAAGAGATCCAGATTGGGGCTCACACAATCACGATTGAACGTCGAGCAGGCTTGATCAATCACAGTTCAGCTTACGGGTTGTTCGATGCGACCTCGCTGGAGATCCAGATTGACGAGTCTCTTTCTGACACTTTGGCGTGGGAAACCTTTTGGCACGAAGTCATGGAGGCATTGAACTTCTTTTCGGAGGCGGGTCTTGAGCACAAGTCGATCCAAGTCATGGCCCTCCTTCTTCATCAAGTAGCAGGCTCCGTGTTCATCCCAGAAAACACCAAAGGGCCACCGGGCAGGAAGAAAAAGTGATGACATGAGAAAGAGCGGGCTGATTCTGATTCTGTTGATTGCAGCATGTAGTGACCAAGGTGTAGGCGTAGAAGACGCCGGACAACCTGTACTTATCCTTCCTGATGCAACCGGGGATGTTCTTGTCCTTGACGTGGACGTGGGAGACACCGGCCCACACACAGGCCCCGAATACGACTACCAGCAGAAATGCTGGCGTACCCAACTCTGGTTTTGCCCCGAATCCTTCCATGCTGACAACATGGCGCTCTATCGAATCGAAGTCGTCATAGATATCTGTGATGCCAGCGGAGAGCCCTGCACCCCAGAAGTGCCTCCAATCGAGACTTGCGTTTGGAACGTCATCTCCCAAGGGCAGTGTACCGAAGTCTTTGAGTGCAACCCCGACCCCAACATCAATCCCTTCTTGGGAATGGTGGATTGCGAGGTCGAGCAAGACAGCGGCCCGATGAACGGTCAGGCCCCTCTCTGGTGTAACAAAGGGCAACTTTACACAGGCCCCTGCGAGCCCTGCACCGAAGAGATCTGTGATGGCCTGGACAACGATTGCGATGGGGACACCGACGAAGGCCAATACCCCTGTGAGTCCGAGTGCGGTCCTGGAATGGGAGCCTGCATGGAGGGGGAGATCCTGCTTTGTGATGCCCCCCTGTCTCAAGACGAGGCGTGCAACGACTTCGATGATGATTGCGACGGCGAGATTGACGAAGACCTGATCGAAGGGTGCAATACTCTGTGCGAAGACGGGCACAAGGTTTGCTTTACTGGACAATGGGGACCGTGTTCCGCCCAACAACCTTTTGAAGAAGCCTGCAACGGCTTGGACGACGACTGTGATGGTCTGGTTGATGAGGATCTGAACTGTGCCTGCCCACCCGAGTTGGTGGGTGTGCTCATGCCTTGTATGGAAGAGCCTTTGATTTGTGGTCAAGGGTGGAAGACATGCGAGTGCCAGGACGAGGCTTGCACCGAAACGAGCATGACCGAGTGCCATGCTTTCTGCTTCTACATCCCCACGCCGGGAGAGGTCTGTGACGATCTGCTCGGTGTTCCTATGGATGAGGTCTGCAACGGCTTCGATGATGATTGCGATGATCTAATCGATGAGGGCTTGGTGGCAGATTGCTACACAGGTCCAGCGGGTTCGCTCGACGTTGGCATCTGCCAGGGCGGGCAGATGCTCTGTGAGCAGGGTCAGTGGGGTGGTTATCTCTCTCCCAATCTCCCCTTCATCCCAGACTTCTGCTCTGGCGAGACCCTGCCCCTGCCCGAAGATCTTTGCAGCGACCAAGACGAGAACTGCGACGGCCTCATGGAGAAGGTGATGGAGGATACAGACATCCTCTTCATTGTGGACGGATCTGGGTCGATGAACCCCCGCATCATGGCTGTGGTCACAGCCTTGTCGTTGTTCTCCCAGCATTATGAGGACCAGCAAGTAATCCAATGGGGTCTCGTAATGGGACCAAGCGAAGCGGGCCTTGGGGGTGAGCATCTTTACCTCGCCCAGAACCTCACTGATTTCGACCAGTTCTTTGCCGTACTGATGGGGGTGGACCAATCCGACCTCACGGGCGGGAGCGAGATGCTTCTCGACGCTTTGTACCTGTCCTTACACAATCTCCCAGGCGTAGACATTGATGCACTGCAAGTGCCCATACCTATGATGACGTGGCAAGGCGTTGGTGAGTCCATTCCTCCGAAGAATGTGTTTGAGATCAACTGGCGAGACGACACCAACCACGTTGTCATCTTGTTTTCAGATGAGATCGCCCAGACCTTCCTGGAGCCCGGTGTCACAAGCCAGATGATCCAAGACGTGGCCGCCGAGGCGGACGATCTTGCGATCTATCCATTCAGCCTCCCGGGGCACCAGTCCGACAGCCTTCAGGGATCGGGTTGGGGACCATTAGCGATTGGTGGGAGTTGGTGGCCGTTGAGTAGCAACGCCCCGCAGATGTTCAGCGCATTGATGCAGATATTAGATGAAACCGCTTGTGGGGAAGGCCCCCAAGAGCAGCAGCAAGAGCAACAAGGACCATAAGTAGAGGTAGAGATGAGTTCAGTAGGAGCAGTAGGCGGTGCAGCCGCAGCAGGCGGTGCAGCCGCAGCAGCAGGCGGCGGTGCAGCAGTAGGTGCAGCAGGTGCAGTAGGAGCAGATGCAGGAACAGCGTCAGGGAGTGTCTCTGTTGGGGACTCCAAA